CGGTGCGACCTCTCGTGTGTGCGGGGTGTGACCAGACCATTATGCGAGCTGTCGTGCCCTACACTCGACATCGAGCGCGGCGGTCTGGTCTCCGCGACTCCCGGTCTCCCCTCCCCGACGATGCGGGACCGGTGCCTTACGGGGCAGCGCGGCCGGCACTCGTGCGGGAGTGCCGGCCGCTCGCCGTTTCAGAACAGCACGGTCTGTCCGAGCCTGCGCACGATGGTGTCGCAGTGCGCCGGGTCCATCTCGACACCGATCGCGCGACGCCCCTCGTTCACTGCGGCCCGCAGCGTCGTCCCGGATCCGGCGAACGGGTCGAGCACGACGTCGCCGCGGTTGCTGAACTTGCGGACGAGATCCTGCACGAGGACTAGCGGCTTGGCGGTGGGGTGCCCCATGCGCTGTTCGGTAGGCAGGACATAGTTGCCAGCCTTCCCACCTCCGTTCCATACCGGTTTCCTGTCGGTTCGGTGTAGGTAGGCGATCGCCTCCCATCCCTGCCCCGGCCGGTCTGCGCTGATCTGCGGCATTGGATTCGTTTTGACCCACACGCCGATCCGCAGCATCCGCAGACCAGCCGGCGGATCGGTTTCGAGCAGGTGCGCGTGTTGGTATGCGAGAGTCGCGACGACCCACCCGCGGGACACGCGACCGCACTCGGCGAGCGCGGCCCGTAGCTGCGTCTCGTCGAACGCGTCAAACTGCACGGCCTTGACGCCTTGCCCGCTGATGCTGCGATTCGTCTTGGCGTGCGTGTGTGTGCGTTCGGTGTACGGCGGGTCGGTGATGACGGCGTCGACGGATTCGTCACGCATGCCGGCGAGCACGGTCGACATGTCGGCGCAGTAGAGCGTCGTGTTTTCGTCGGCGTACCGCGGTTTCACTGTGTGCTCAGCGGTTCTTCGGCGCCGCGCGACGGCCGGGATTCGACCCACTTGCGCGCGGTCTCGGGGAACCACAGCGGGGTACGGCCGACGGTGATGTCGGGTGGTGGTGGCATCCAGTCGGCGACGGGCCGATCGGTTTTCCCCTCCGCAATCTCTTTGCGGCGTTGCGTGGCGCGCTGGTGATACTTGCGCATCGACTCGTATTTGACGCCGGCGAGTTTGGCGAACGCGGCGATGTTCAGCGGTTGTTCTGACATTCTGGTTTCTCTCTTCGTGTGCGGACGGTTCACCTGATTGTAGCCTCGTCACGCGGCTACTTGTGCCGGTGTGCGCGTCTGATCGGGATGCCGGCGCGGTCCTCGATCTCGCCGACCTCGATCTGCGGCGGGTGCGGTAGCCATGACCCGACCGTCGGTGGCCGGAATGTACGCACCCACAGTCGGGTCGGGTTGCCGAGGAACACGAGCCAGTCGTCGTCACCGGGCGGGCCGGGCACCAGCTCGATGATCTCGCGGCGCAGCCCGTCGCTGACACCGATCCGCCGGCGCCGCGCCGTTTCCTCCCAATCGTCGTTCACATAGATCGGCAGCGACGGCTGCTCGAACACTGACAGCACCGGCTCGGGTTGCGACCCAGCGGTCGGCGGCCGCTGCGTGTAAACCGGATTGAGCAGCCGCCACCACAGCGGCGTCGCCGTCACGAACGCACCTCGTGCTCGGGCAGCACGATGTTCCACGGATCGAACACGACAAGGCCGGTTTGCTCGGTGTAGACACCAGAGACGAGCGACTGCTCGATGTACTCGATCAATTCCTCGTCGAAGCCGGGCGGCACCTCGACATACCGGCCGGCCACGGTGGCACCATTCCAGAACTCGACAGACAGCCTCGTCGCGCCGTCGTCGAGGCCGCGCCGCGGGTACAGCACCACGGCGCGCTCGGCGGCATCCCGCACCCGCGCAATCGCAGTCGAGCTGACGACGACGAGGTCGCTGCCGGCCGTCACTGCGTCGCCTCGATGTCAGCGACGGTGTGTTCCTCACCGGCGTCGTCGACGACGGTGTGCGCCTCGAAATCGCCGAGTGAAATCTCATGCGCGCACTGGTGACACAACGTCACGTACGTGTCTGCGTTCTCTTCGGCCCATGCCAGCAGCTCGGCCGGTGTGGACGCGTCGACGTCGTCGGGTACGTCGATGACCAGCGATGCGCCGGCGAGGTACCGGACGCGTGCCTGCCGGCTCATTCGCGCGGTCCTGTGCATGCGGTGATGATGATCGACTTCTTCGGCTTGCCGGGGTTGTCGGCCCACAGTCGCACCTGCTCGGCGAGCTGCGCGTACGCGGCGGGGTCGCCGGTGATCTTGTCGGCGAGGTCGCGGCCGACCATCTCGGCGATTGCCGGCGGTATGCCGCTGTGCACGCCGAGGGTCGCGGCACCAGAGATCATGCCGGACAGGTACACCTGCATCAGCATGTCGTCGGTGATGGTGCGTGTGGGGTCAGGTTCGGGCTGGTCGAGGTTCGTCATGGTGCGGGTCTCCTAGTTGGCGAGCAGTTTGGCGTTGGACAGTCGGCGGGCGATCACCTCGGCTGTTTGCGTGGCTTCGGTGCCGGTCAGTACGCCGTCCCGGTTGAAAAACTCGTCGAGTTTTTTCGCGACGAGCTGCACGGTGATCTCGGCGGCGTCGACGACCACGGCGGGCAGGAACACACGCGACGAGGCATGCCCCGCGGGGTAACTGCCGGTCTCTACGCCGGCGACGTCGGACGGATACCAGCGGCCGTCATCCTGTTTGACGAAATGGCAGGTCGTGCCGCCCTCGCCGTTGCGGATCACGGTGCCGGCGCGCATCTCGTCGAGTCGGGCAGAGTAGTTCACTACTTCGGACATGTGCGGGTCCTCTCGGTGGGTTGGTGCATTCGGAATTGTAGCCTCGTTGTGAGGCTATCGTAAGCGGTAGCCGCTGCCCTGTTGTTCGGCCGGGCCGTGCAGCGTCACCCACGCGCACGCTTCCAAAACGGTCGGGTCTATCGCGTCTTCGAGCGCGCGCGTCGTGTCCGGGTCGGCGGTCAGATATGCGGCGCCGAGCGCGGTCACGTCGACCTGCAGCCGGCGGGTTTGGCCGGTGACGATGCGCCACACTTTCATCTTGGTCGGGCTGGTCATCGCCGTATCTTCTTTTCACACGCGTAGTGCCGCGGGCCGTTCCGGTTGGGGTCGTCGCCCGGAATGACGAGGTGACACGACGTGCACACCGGCGAGCACGACAGGTGCCGGCCGCCCTTCGCGGCGAGTACCGGCTTCCCACACTTCGGGCACGCCGTACCGAGCTTGCCGGTCATGGCGGCGGCGCCCACGTACCGTCCGGCTGCGGCAGCCACGGCCGGCCGTCAGGGACGATGACGACGGGGTCGTCGGACGGTTCGACCGGCGACGGGTGATCGCCGGCCGGACGATGACACCGGTAGTGCTCGGCAACCACGACCTTGCCGGCAGCGTTGCGTAGGTCGAACTCGTGCATGTGCGTGCAGCCCTTGCCGTCGGAACCGTGCTCGTAGGCATGGTCGGGCGGGTCGGGGAAGTCGTCGCGGGTGATGCCGATCAGACTCATGACTACTGCCCTTCCAGTCCGGCGCAGCGCGGGCATTCGGCGTGCCGCTCGAACCCGACGAGGACACGCACCTGCGCGCCGCAGCCCTGTTTGCATTCGGCGTACGTCCACGCCGGGCCGCTGCGTGCTGCGGTGCGCTCGGCGTGGATCCGCGCGACGGCGACGACGAGCGCGTCGACGTACCGGTCGAGGTCGTCGAGGTGCCGCAGCGGTGTCGCGCAGCCCAGCGGCTGCACCGTCAGCTCGTCGGTGTCAGCGTCGAAGTCGACGCGTATCTCGGCGTTCACCTCGTGCGCAGATCTGACGCCCGGCGCGGCTGGTCGCAGCGGGATCGTGTATCGATTGTTCGGCATGTGCGGTGCCTCTCTAGTCGTTCATCCACGGATTAGGGTCGAAGTCGTCGACGGGCGGGCCGGGGTCCTCGGCGCGGCGTTCGGCGATCTGCTCGCGGTACGTCTCGTAGTCGGGGTCGTTGCGCCACCGGCCGCCCTCGAACTCGTACACGTTCACGACGTCGCTCCCTGCTGCAGTTCGTACGCCTCGATTGACGCGAGCATCGACGGCATGTTCTCGGCCAGCCACCGCGCCTCGGCGGGGTACAGGAACCCGACCGGTTTGGTGAAGCCGGGACCGGTCACGCAGCCGCAGAGGATCGGGCCGTCGTCGTCGTTCTCGATCTCGACGACGAACCCGCGCGGGCTGTCGGGCATCTCCCACCGGTAGAGCATGCCGGTGTCGGGGTCGTAGTTTCGGATGTCGTCACTAGCCATCGGTCGGCCCCCCCAGCAGGTCGAAGACGGTCACGTCGCCGTCGCCGAACAGGTGTCCCTCGATCCATGCGACCTTGACGTCGGGGGTGTCGGTGTTGACGTGCGCGGCCATACCGGCGAGCGGGTCGGCGGGGTCGAGGCTCTGGTAATGCAGCGGCCACGGCTTCGCGATGATCGCCGACACGTGCGTCGCCTGCAGCAGCAGCACCGGCCGGTCGGTGCTGAACCGTGGGACGAGTTGCGCGGCGGTGACGAACGCGAGGCTACCGGCGTCAGCGGGGTCGATGAGCAGCACGCCGGTCGCGGTCGACGGCGCGAGGATCACCTCGTGTGTGTCGTCGGGGTCGGCGTTCATAGGGTCAACGACACGCATGACGGACAGCTCGGGAACGCCGCTGGTGTTGCGGCTCGGGTCGAGCGGTTCGACGCTGTATCGGATGACCCACAGGATCGGTTCGGTCATGGTGGTGCCTCTCATTGTGTGCGGGAAACGAGGCCGTCTGTAGCCTCATAACGAGGCTACTGTAACGCGGTCGGGGTGTCCACGCCGTACTCTGATTAGAGGGTTGGTCGTGTCCACGCCGCTTTGAGGAATTTCGCGGTAAAGCACGATGCCCGGCGGTGCTAGCACTCCACCGACCGGGCGAGCCAAGGAACCGGAATCGACGCCGGGGTGCCGTTCAGCTGCACGACCACCCACACACGACAACGGCGGGTACGCGATGAACGCGTACCCGCCGTTCGTGTGTCTACCAGCGGTATTCGGTGACCCGGTCCGGCATGGTCACCCGGTGCTGTCCGTCGTGGTCGGGTGGCAGGTCGCACTGCGCGCGCACGGTCAGCTTCACGCGGCCGATCGTGGTGCCCTCCCATGTGCCGTCGACGCGCGTCTCGGCGTCGCAGCGCGGATCACCGTGCCGCACGATCGGCGGCTCGACGTCCGGCCCCGGCTCGACATGAGGCTCACGTAGCCGGCGGATCGCTTCGTACGGCGGTACCGGATCGCCAGCCGGCACCAGCTCGCCGGTCAGCACCTCGTCGTCGTCGGTCATGACGGCTTCGGCGCGACCGGCACGTATACGGTGCACGGGCACGGCGGTTCGCACGACCGGTGGATAGCACGCTGATCAGCATTCCAGTACGCGCCTGGGTCGTGCTTGTCGCGGCCGTGCCCGCAGTTCGCGCACGGCGACGCCGGCGACGGTGTGGGCAGTACCTGGTGCTCGCGCTGCGCAGCCTCGGCCGTCTGCAGGTCGGCGATGATCTGCTCGGGCAGCGACGGATCAGCGATGGTCTGTTCGTACGGGTGGCCGACCTCGACGCCGCCGGTCGGTGCCTGCTCGGTGTGCTCGCGCACTTCGCCGCCGACGACCGAGTGCCGGCCGTTCGCCGTGTCCTGCAGCGCCGCGTTCGCCGCCGTCAGCTGCTGCACCCGATGACGCGCATCGGCGAGGTAGCCGGCCAGCATCGTGACCTGCTGGTCGACGGCGACCGGTATTCCGATGTCCTCGTGGGGGAACATCATTTCGTGGTGGGCGGTGAGCGCAACTCGCGCGGTCTGTTCGACGCCGAGCAGCGTGGCCGTGACGCCGTCGACGTCGTGCCGGTTCTCGGCGTACAGCTCGATCGCGCGTTCGGCGAGCAGTTCCACTCGGCCGGCGGTGTCGATGCCGTCGAGGTTGCTGCCGCCGATCGCGGTGATCGCGGTCGTCGCCGAGTCCCATACCTGCTGCAGCACGGCCCGCCGAGGGTCGGAGTCCAGCTCGGCCTGCAGCTCGTCGGCTCGGGTGGTCGCTGACGACAGCAGTGCGCGCGCTTGGGTCGCATCGTCGACGGCACGTGCGTTGGCGACGTGCAAGTCGACGATCACGCTCGCCGCCTCGCGCTCGCGGTCGACGAGCCGGTCGACGAGCGCCATACGGTCGAGCGACAGGTCGGACAGTTGTTCGGCGAGCGCTTCGGCGCGCCCCTCGGCGGTCGCCGTTTCGAGCATCGCCTGCACGTACAGCGGCGGTTTGTAGTCGCCGAGCGCGGCCGGCAGCGGGCCGATCGGGGTGCGTCCGTTGGGGTCGGCTTGTTTCGTCATCGAGTCTCCTTGGTAGCGGGCGAGGATCGTGCTGGTCAGTCGGTCAGCGATCGCGTCAGCAGTCGCGCGGGCCGGGTCGGGGCCGGTCATTTCGGCGACTCACTCTCGACGACCAGATCGAACACGTGCTGCGGCGGTGTGAACCCGCAGTCGATCAGGTAGTTCACGACGTTCGCGCCGATCACCTGCTCGCGCCGCCTGCTGAACAGGCTCTTGTGGTCGCGGTCGGTGCGGGCGGGAATCTTGTCGGACACCATTTCGCCGATGGTCGCGAGTAGCTGCAGCGCGGCGGTCAGGTTGTGGTGCTCGGCGCGGTACTCGTCGGCGAGGTCGCTGGCCTTGCGGTCGTTGGCGAGCTGCGTAGCGACGGTCTTGGTAGCTTCGGCGCGCTTCTCGAACTTTTCGAGCTTGAACGGTGTGGACTCGATGTACAGATGCTTGTCGGTCACCAGGTGATCCCTTGTTCAGAGGTGTCCCACGCCTGCCAGTCCAGCCCGGCGACCACGTGCAGGTGGTGTTCGAGGACACGAATTGGGAGGCGTGAGCGGGGGTGTGTTTTCACTGCGCCGATGGTGGCGCAGACGAGTGCGTCGTACTCGTCGTCGTTGCGGAGTTGGCGGTGTCGGCCGTTCTCGACGAGCACCGCGGACCACAGCCGGCCGATCGCCTCGGCAACGGCAGCTTTGTCGCTGTTGCCGTTGTCGGTGGCGAACTTCGCGCGGCTTGCTGCGGACACGAACACGACGGGGATGCCGGCGGCGTGCAGTGCGTCGACGACGGTGCCGAACAACCATGAACGATCCATCAGCCCGACCTGCGTTGTCTTCCGGTTGTAGAACGGCACCTCGATGACGACGAGGTCTGCGCCCTGCGCTGCCCGCAGGATCGCGCGGCGTGCACGCTGGATACGTGCCCGGCGTTGCTCGACGGTCATCCCTTTACTGCCCGGCTCACCGACGCACGTCGTCTGGATAGCGACGTCGTCGACACCACCGGACGAGGTGACGACGGTCGGCGGTGTGATGGTGATACGGCAAAGTCCGGTCGACGTCAGCGACGGGTCGACACCGAGGATGACGGTCACGTGCGGGTCTCCGTTTCGTGGTGGTGGCGGCATGGGCAGTGTCGGACGACGCACGGCCCGCCGGTGTGGTGCAGAACGAGGTCGTGGCCGCAGCCGGCGCACGGCTGCCGAATCACAGCGGGTGCCGTCGGCGCATGTCGTCGAGGTTGGCCTCGGCTGCCTCGGCGCGGATGCGTTGCTGATTGGCGTCGTCGACGGCGCGGGCATAGCTCTCGGCGAGGTCGGAGACAACGCGGGTCAGGTCAGCGACGATGTCGAGTAGCTGCGGCGCGCGCGACTGGTCGTCGCCCTGCCCGCCACCACCGACCGGCGGGACGCGCATCAGTAGACCGCCGCGATGTAGTCGACGACCATCGCCGCCGGGTCGGTGCGGTCGCGCTTGTGGACGATGAGTCGCCACGGCAGCACGAACAGCGTTTCGAGCGGTTCGGGCTGGTCGAGCGCGGCCTGCGTGAAGATCTCTTCGCCGTCCTCGGTGACGGTGCCGAGGACGCGCAGTGAGTACTGCGCATCGATGGAGTGCAGCGCGCCGGCGCGGCGTCGGAAACCTTCGCCGTACGCGAGTTTGGCGCCGTTCTTCGACACCGAGCGCCAACGCCAGGCGACGTGACGCTCGTCGGATTCGAGCAGGATGGTCGGGTAGACCTCGATGGTGCCGCGGTGCTGCGGCGGGTCGTGCTTGATTATCACGGTTTCTCCCTGGTGCGGTAGGGGTGCGGGTGTGCCCCGTAACCGTAGCCTCATGACGAGGCTACGGTCAACGGGTCACGGTTCGGCGAGTTCCCAGATAGGCGACCGCGGGCGGCGCATCAACCCGACGATGCGGGCCGGGTCGCCGGGGTCCTGTTCGGCGCGCAGCTTCGCGACGCATTCCCGCAGCTGCTCGATGGTCGCCGGCCGGTCGATGATCTGCTGCGTGACGTCGGTACGGCGTGCGACAGCGAAGTCGGTCATCGGGTCATCCTCTCGCGTTGTTGCGGGCGAACCCGGTGAGGTCGAACCCGCGGCGTTTCGCCTCGTCGTACAGCGCCGACGGCAGGATGATCGTCGGCGGTGGTGTGCCGTAGGTGCGTGCAGCGCGTTCGCAGTACTCGATGACGGTGCGTGTCGGGTCGTCCCACTCGGCGGCGGTCATAGGGTCTCCGTTCGTTGGATGCGGACGTCGCCGATGCGTGCTCGCCACCCGACGCGCGCCGCGATGACGAGGTGCCCGTCGACTTCGGTGACGGGGTCGTTCGTCCACGCGTGCACCTCGACGAGGTCGAGGTTGGGCTGCGGCCACACGGCCCGCCACTGCGCGTCGTAGACGGTGACACGCGGCCGGCGCGGCCGGTGCTTCCCTCGCTCTTTCATGCGGGGGAAGTACGCGCGGCGACGCGGCCGCTGCCCGCGGCTCACGACGTCACCGGCGCGTTGACGAGCACGACGCCGCACCCGCAGGTGAGCACACGGTGTGGTGCCCGGTCCTCGTGTGGTCGCGGCTGGTGCAGCTCGAAATACCAGCCGTCGTGATCCTGGTGCCGGGTGCCGAGTTTCGCGTCGTGGGCGAGTACGTCGATCTCGGCGACGATGTGCTCGGTCCACTCCTGCCCGGTCACTCGGGTGCCCACGTCACGCCGTACTGCCCGTCGCCGTGGTCGCCGTCGTGGCCGGCCGGTTTGGTGCACGCGTACATACCGGCGTACCCGTCGCCGGTCAGCGCGGGTGGCCTGTTGCCGCACAGTTCGACGGGTGCGTCGTCGTCTTGCCATGTGGTGCCGTCGTAGTGCTGGTGGTCGCCTACGTGGTCGGGTGCGAGGGTGCACGAGTGCCCAACCTCGGTGTTGTGGCCGCTGTGCACGGCACCGCAGACCGGGCCGGTGAGGTCGTGCTCGTCGGCGGTGGCGAGGCGGGTGTGTACGTGCTCGTGGTAGCCCATGTCGGCGAGCACGTCGCGCACACCGTTGAGTCGCTGGTCGTCGCGGTCGAGGGTGCTCTCGGTGAGAACGTGCCAGATTTTGCCGAGCGCGGTGTCGGCACTGTAGGGCGGCACCCAGCCGCCGGGCTGCTGCCTGTAGCCAGCGCGGTCGAGGATGACGCGTATCTCGTTGAGCATGTCCTCGAATCGGACGTCGACGTCGCGGCCCGGCGACACCGCGATGAGCAGCTGCCGCAGCACGCTGTTGAGTTCTTCGACACGCGCCTCGGCTTGCTCGGCACGTATCTGCGCGTTCACGAGCGCGACGTCGGTGTCGGTGCGGCCGGTGTCGTCGACGACTTTCGCGATCTTCACGCCGTCGATTTCGCAGGTGCCGCCACCCTCGCGGATCGTGGCGACGAGGTCGACGATGTGCCGCACCTGCATGTCGGTGGGGTCGTCCCACGCTCGGCCTGACGCGGTGATGTGCTTGCCGGGGTGCCCGACGATGAGGCTGCACGGCACGCCGCCGGGCGGGTCTCCGGCGTCGACGCGGTGCAGCGCGGCCCGACATGGCTGGTCGGCCCGCTGTTGCAGTGCGCGCCATTCGTCGTGTGCGTCGAGCACGGCGTCGAACCATTCGGCGTTGTCGTCGCCGAGCACGTTGTCGCCGTCCTCGTCGATGAGCGCGCCGAACGCGTTGTCGACGTGCTCGCGCACGAACTCGCGTCGGTCGTCGAGCAGCTTGGCGTACGGGTTTTCGACGTCGCCGTCGTACTTGCGTCTGCCGTTGGCGTGGCCCTCGTAGTAGCCCTCGCCCCACGCTTCGCGCATCGCGTCGAGGTGGTTCGGTGCCGGCGCGGTCGGCGGCGCCGGGTCTGGTTGCCCGGTGATCGCGGCGATCTGGCGTAGCGCGCCGCCGATGACGTCGTTCACGCGGCGCAGCGCCTGCTGCACGTCGTGGTTGTCCTGCGGTCGTGACACACCGGACGGGCCGGCGGGCGGTGTGGAGGGTTTCTGGTCGGTCATGCTGGTTGGTCCCTTCGGGGTGTGCGGTGGGCGGCGACGTGGCCGCTTGGGTCAATGATGACCCACGCTGTGATCGGCCACGGCGCGGTTTGTGCGCGTGCGATCGCTTGGGCGAGCGTCGAGTGTGGTTCGGGGTCGAGCAGCCCGGTCGGGTCGGTGAGTGTGAACTGCCCGCCGAACAGGGCTTGCCGGATCGCCGACGCCTGCTCGATGAGTCTGCGGACCTCGGGTCGCAGCAGGATCAGGTCGAGCTGGTCGACGTCGGGGACGGCGAGCAAACCCTGTTCGGTGACGACTGCGATCGCACCGCAGGCGGGGCAGAGTAGCGCGTCGATCGGTGGCACGGTGATGATCGCCGAGCACTGCGGGCAATTCTGCTGCTGCCTCACGCGCCGAACCCAACGCCGGCGGCAACCGCGACCGATGCGACGAGCAGCGACCCGAAGATGAACACGCCGCGCCCGGCCTGCACCTCGTCGTCGAGGCGCGCTGAGCCGACGAACAGCAGCGCGGAGATGATCGCGACGACGAGTGCGGCGGCGACGATAGCCGCTCGCCAGTTCACTGCTGCGCCTTGGGTCGGACCGGGTTGGTCAGGAACCGGTTGGCTGCGTCGGGGTGGAAGTGCCGCAGCGCGTCGTACCATGACCAGCCCTCGACGGCAGGCAGCATGTCGTTGCCGACGTACTCGACGGTGTGCACGATCGCCTGCGACAGGGTCTTCGCGGTCTCGAACACGGTGGCGCGGGATTCGCGTTCGCTGGTGAGGTCGTCGACGACGGCGTCGGCCTGGTAGCCGAGGTCGGTGACGAGGTCGATGAACGGCAGCGTCGATGGTGTGCGTTCGGCGTTGAGTGCACCGCGGAGCACGTTGTCGATTCGCCGCAGTTTCTGGTGCAGGTCCGGGTCGACGGCGGCTTGCTGCGCTGCGAGGCGTAGCTCGCTTTCACGGTCCCGCTGGTCGCGGAGCTGGCCGTTCTGCTGCGCGAGCGCGCGAATCTGCCGTTCGTAGCTGTCCATCAGCACACGCTGCCCGGACACCGTCGCCTGTAGTCCGTCGATGATGCGGATCGCGGTGTCGCCGGCACCCTCGGACTGTGACGGTTCGCCGTCGACGTTCGCGATGATCCAGTCGGCGAGCCGGTCGAGCTGCGACCTGTTGTCGACGACGTCCGAGCCGGTCGCGAACACGCCGCCGTGCTCGTCGTAGTGCACGTCTCTGTGTCCGGCCTCGCGTTGGCAGACGCCGTTCGCGCCGGGATACCCGCACACGTCAACGGGTGTGGTCTGGCCGCAGCGGTCGCAGACGTGCCGGCCGTCCGGGTGTGTGTCGGGCTGCGCGCACGTGTGTGCGCCGCGGCAGTCGACGAGTGTGTTTCGGCCCTTCCATGTGTGGCCGCACGACGCGGGTGCCGGTGCGCGGCCGTGCTCGTGTGACCCGTCTGGCACGTCGGCGGCGAGTGCGCTGGTGTCGCCGCCCTCGCTGGTGTGCAGCACGTGGTGATACGTCTGCGGCGGGCTGTAGGTGCCGGGGAATGCCGCGCGTGCCCGGTCGGCGTGCTGCTGCAGCACGGCGTGGTCCGGCAGGTCGGTCGTGTCGTGGTCGCCGGTGTGTCCGGCGGCGAGCAGGCAGTCGGGTGCGGGGCAGTCGCGTGCGTACTTGGCGAGTGCGTCGGCGACTGCGTGGACGGCGCGTGCGAGGTCGTTTTCGGCGGTTGTGCGGTGGTCGGTCATGGTGTTTGTGCCCGTCTGGTGGAGTGTGCGGTTACTGGTCGTCGTCGTAGCGTCCGCCGGGTGCGCCCCATGCGGTGTATCCGGATCGTTGGTGTTCGATGAGTCCGAGGGTTGCGGGGTCGAGGCATTGGTCGCCTCGTCGGTGTCGGTCGAATGGTGTGAGTGCGGTGAATGTGCGGTGACAGCCGCTGCAGTGGCATGCGCCGAGCGCTGACCAGCGTGCGCCGCATCGGCATGTGTGGGGTGGTTGTGGGGTGGTCATGGTGTCGGTTCTAGGGGTCGGTTGGGGGTCTGTCCATTCTGGCCCTGATCGCTGTTCTGCGGGACGATTTTCGTTTCCGGCCCTACTCCCCTCTGGATGCCCTGTTTGTCGCTCCACGTCGTATCCAGAGAGCGGGACACGCTATGTGTGTTTGGCTGCTCGCCTCGCTTTCAGTAGTCGGCTGGCGCAGGGAATCTTTCGGGTCATGTTCGTTGCGAGGTTCACGCATGCCTGATCGGGTTCGGCGTGGCAGGTGTCGCAGGTGTAGTTCCCGGCGTCGTCGACGTCGTAGGCGGGCCAGATGGGTTCGCCGTCGGCGCCTGCGATGGGGATGCCGAGTTGCGGGTCGGTGGTGACGGCGGGCTGTGCGGCGAGGCTCGCGGCGTGGTCTCGTTCGATCGCTGCTCGTCGGAGGTCGCGGACGCCGGCGCAGATGTCGCCGGGCTGGATGACGCGGTCGCGGCCGCCGACGGCGTACCACGCTTTGACGGATTCGACGGCTTCGTCGGGGTGAACGTTGGTGCGGGAGAACATGTCTACCCACATGCGTAGCCGGTTTGGGTCGGGTTGTCCGAGCCGGTCGTCGATGAATCGGGCTGTCTGCCACGCTTTTTCGGCGGCTTCGACGGTTTCGCGGCTGGTCATAACCCTAGTTCCTCGATGAGTTGGGCGGCGACGTCGTGCGCTTCGACGGCGGCGGCGGTGGGTTTGCCGGTGGCGGGTCGGCTGGTGCGGGCGGCTTTGGCGACGAACCTCGGGATTTGGGACGGATAGAGCCGGTCGCTGTCGTGCCACGCGGTGATGCCTGCGGCGATCTGCGCGGGCGGGATGCCGTCGCGGAGCAGCCCATCGCAGACCCGCCCGATCTCGACGAGGGTCGCGCGGTCGAGTCGGCCGCCGAGGCTGGCCTCGAATGCGCTGGCGATGCGTGCGGCGTCGACGCTGCGGGCGGTCGCGTTCAGCTCGGCGAGCATCTGGTTGCGGGTCCGTTTGGGGATGCGTTGGCCGTCGGGTCGGCGGTCGGGTAGGGCCGGGACGAGCGCGAGCGCGCCGGCTGTTGGTGGGTCGGTGTCGGGGTCGTCGCCTCGCGCGCCTGCACGCGCGTGAGGAGCGGGAGAAATGTAGGTAGTAGCAGGAGCAGGAGCAGGAGTAGAGGGGGGGTAAACCGGGGGGTTAACCCTACCCCCCGGTTTAGGGTTAACGGGGGGGTTAACCGAGGGGTCAGCGTAGGGGTTAACCGAGGGGTCAGGCGTGGGGTCAAACGGGGGAATGGTGGCGGGGTCGACGGCCTTCTGTTCGAGCAAACTGACGACCTGCTCGCGGTCCCACGACTTCGATTCGGGGTGCCGGTCGCGAATCTTCTGCACCTCGTGAACGACGACACCACGCAGCGTCCGCGACGCCATATCGGCGCGCGCGTTCGTCATCGACACAGCCATGTTCGGCTGCTTCCACAGTCCGTCATGCTTCACCCACGACCGCAGCAGGAACTCTTCGGTGTCGACGTCGACGAGTAGGAACAACTCGCGTGACAGCTCGGCGGCCGCGCGCAGCAGCTGCTGTTCGGTCCAGCCGGCGGCGCGTTGGGCGATGCGGGACGGTTTCCACTCACCCGACCCGCAGTAGGACAGACCGGGCGAAGTCCACAGCACGAAATACAGGTGCTGCGCGGCAGGTGTGAGGTCGAGCCAATCGTCATCGCCCCACAGGTCGAGGTTGATACGTGCGTGATCCTTGCCGGTGGCCTTGGGCATCAGTGATCCTTCGAGGCTGTGAGGCGTGAAGCAATGTACCGGTCGCATGATTCGCGGGTGACGAGTGCGCGGCGGCCGATGTGGATACGGTCAAGGTGCCCGTCCTCGATGAGCCGGTAGACCTGTCGGCGACTGATACGGCCGAGGAACACGGCGGTGTCGTCGATGCTCATTGCGCCCTGGTCGGTGGCGTCTGGTGCAGGTTGCGTCATGGTGTCCAACTGTCGGTGGCGGCGACGTCGAGCCAGTACGCGGGCAGCGTGTAGACGCGGCCGCCGATGCTGACGACGTGTTCGTCGGGGTCGGTGGGGCAGTAGCCGAGGTGGGTGACCGGGGTGCCGGCGGCTGCGCGTCCGGGGATTTCGTAGCGCAGCCGCCAGCAGCGGTCAGTCTTCGGCGGTGCCGTCATCCTGCGGCGGTTCGTTGACGGTGAACGGGTCGGGCACCTTGTCGACTTCGGCCTGTTCGGCGTCGTTGGCCTTCGTCTCGGCGTCCGGCTCGTCGCCGTCCGGTTTCTGGTCGGGGTCGTCGATCGCGGTCTGATTGGGGTCGCTGTCGTCGCGCAGGGTGGTCGGCCGGCCGAGGGTGACCTCGCGGATCGCCCACGGTGCGACCATCTGTTTGCCGTCGTGTGTGAGTCGCCGGCTGGTGTCGCGGGTGCATTCGGCGACGACGGTCATTACGCGCACCTCGCCGGCCTGCGGTGCGAACTCGAACATGTCCTGCGGGCTGCCGCTGAACATGTACTTCACGAGTGACCCGTCGGTGCCGGGGCTGGTGCCGTTGGCGTTCGTGACTTTCTTGCCGCGTTCGGTCATGGGGTCTGGTCCCTTCACTTGTCGTTCGACGCGCGGATCGCGTCGAGCACTTGGCCGGCCTCGGCATCGGTCAGTTCGGCCGGGGTTTGTGGTGCGTCGGGGTCGCCGAGAATGTTCTGCAACCACTTCGCGACGTTCTCCGGGTCGGTGATCCCTTCGGACTGCAGCCCGCGTTCGATCTGCTGCTGCGGTGTCAGTTCGGCCGGCCCGGCTTCGCCCTCGCCGCCGCCGTCGTCGACGACTTCGCTGTCGACGTACTCCGGGGTGTGGTCGACGGCTGCTGTCGACGTGTCAGCGCGCACTGCACCATCGTGCATGATCGCCTGCTCGATGGTGGTCGACTGCGGCAGCGTGGCGCACAGCTTGCGGAGCATCGTTTTCAGTGCCATCTGGTCGAAGTGGTCTTTCCACGGCCCGAACCGGGATGCCTTCGAGTGCTTGGCTGCGTGTGCCTGCATTTCCTCGACGGACATCGGGTCGGTGATCGCGTAGCCGCCGCCCTTCATCCGGGCGATTGCGTAGTAGGCGACCGGTTTGCCGCGCTCGCCGAACCCTGCCGGCGGCCGGTGGATCAGGGTGTCCTCGCCGAGTCCGTATTCGAGCAGCCATTCGTCGTGTTCGTAGATGATGCGGGCGGCGACGGTTTCGACCATGCCCGACCGGTAGACCAGCGACAACAGGCCCTTGTATCCGACGATCAACTGCGCCTTGTGCACCTTGTCGCGGTTGTCCCAGAACGGCAGGACGTACGCCTGCCCGAGGACGCCGGGCCGCAGCCCGAGCTGCGCGCACGTCATGAGCGCACCGAGCACGGTCGACGGTTCGCACTTGCCGAGATCCTTGACTTGGCGTAGCGCGGTCTGCGCGTCACGCACCAGCTGCCGGGCTTCGGCGCCCTGGGGCATAGCGCGTTGGAACTCCACCTGCATGCTGTCGATCTGCTTGAACAGTGTGGGCGGTTTGTCGTCGCCCTGCTGCACCTCGGCGGTCGCCCGCTCTGCCAGATTCTTGCCCACAATCAGACTCCTGTCTTTCGTGCGCGCGACCGGCGTTCGGTCGCGCGGGTGCATGTCCGGCAGCGTCTCTCTGGACCCGCCCGGTTTGGCCGCTGAACGACGATCAGATTGTCGCCCGCGTAGTCGTGCCCAGCGGGGCACTTCGTTTTTGCGTGCTGCTGCGACGCTCGCGCGACGCCGGCCTCGCCTCGTGCGGTGTTCACTTCTGCCGTCACCTGTTCGAGGTGCTGCGGGTTGACGCACGCTCGACGCCGACAGAGATGGTCGAGCGTCAGTTCAGGATCAAGCCGGTTGCCGTCGAGCATGTACGCGACACGGTGCGCGAGGCGGTTGCCGTCGCGGGTGTAGCACTGCCCGTACCCGTCAGACCGGACGTAGCCGAGCCATAGCCAGCAGTCGCCACTGCGGTCGACCCTCGACCAGAACGACGCTGCGTCGACTGAGCCGATAATCGCTGCTGGTGTTCGTCCGGCCTCGGCGAGTAGCCGCAGCGCCTGGTCGTAGTGCTCGGCGCCGGTCATCATTCCTCCCACGGCTCGTCATCGTCGGCGACCGGCGCGGCGACCGGCGCGTCGTCACGGTCGTCTGTGCGGATCATGGTGCTGACGGTCTCGGTGACGCCCTGCACGATGTACTCGGCGACGTCGATGAGTCCGTCGGGTGCGGCGCCGGCGGTGGATGACAGGAACGCGGTCGACTGCAGGACGCCGCGCGCGACGTGCAGCGCCTCGACGCGGGCGAGTTGCTGCTCGGATAGGTGACCGACGTACCGGTCGTTGGTGGTGGTGGATGCGGGCATGGTCAGTTCTCCTTGCGTTTCGGTGTGCGGATATGGCGGGATTGGAACTGTCGGTACAGGTCCGGGTGTTCGGTTTTCAACGCGTCGACGTCGAGCACTTCGACTTTCTTCATGGTGACGTCGGCGATGTCCTGGTGCGCCGCGATGAACCGCGCCTTGGCGAAGTTGCCGCGCTGCACGGTGGCGATGACTTCGTACTCTGGATTCTTCGCCTGCTCGTCGTAGTCGGCGAGATCCATGTCGGGGTGCGACACGGTCGGCAGCTTCGCGAGTAGCCGAGTGTGGCCGTTGGCGAGCTGCACCAGCTTGTTCCGCGCGTCATCCTTGCCGGCCTGCGCCGACTTCTCGGCGAGCTGCGCTGCCTGGTAGTCGGCGACCCACAGCCGTGCCCGTTCGGCCTGCTCGTCGGTGAGCACGATCTCGTCGACGTCACGCCGGGGTGCCGCACCGATGATGCTGTCGACGGTGTCGCGTTCGGTGACGGTCGGCTCGAACTCTTCGCGTGCCTCGTCGACGGTGGCGCCGCGGGCGATCGCCGCCTTGTAGCCGAGCACCCGATCCCACAGTTCGCGTTCGACGTCGGCGATGTGCTGCAGCAGCGACTCGTTGCGGTCGATGCGTTGGAACACGACGCGCCGGCCGCCGATCATGCCGCCGACGTACCCGTACGGTGCGCCGGTCACGTTCAGGGTGTGCAGAATCTGCAGCTCGGCGTGGTCGGGTACCTGGTCGATCCATTCGTGTAGCAGGTACTCGCTGGTGTTCTTCGCCTCGAACGGGATCGGCCCGTCGTTGGTGACGAACACGCGGTCGACGTTGCTGCGCATCCATCCGTGCTGCCGGTTGGCGAGCGCGGGGATCCCGTAGTGCTCGACGCCGAGACGGCGGGCGACGATACGCACGATCGCTGATTCGACTTCGCGGCCGATCTCCATCTGCTCGCTGTCGCGTCCGTCGTCGAGGGGTAGCAGCGCGACTTTGTCCATCCACACGTGCCATGCGGTCGCGTCCGGCCACGGATTCAGCCCGAGCACCGATGAGCACTCCGACGAGCCGATGCCGTTGCGGCGTTGCCACAGCCAGCCGATGCGGCCGCTGTAGGTGTCGAGGTCGAACCGCTGCAGCATGACGCTGGTGTCGTCCCACGGATTGACGTCGATGGTCATCGTCGGCCCCCTCGGCGGTGGCGGTCAGCGTTCGGGCACGTCGCGAAGTGCGACAGATAGAGCAGCTTGCCGTCCTCGCGGAACCGCTGTGCGAGCGCGTCGGTCAGTTTCGTTGCCGTCATGTCGCGGCCCTGCCCGGTGACGTACACGTTCCCGCGGGTGGCGTTCGGTTCGGGGTCGAGCGGCATCGCTTTGCCCTTCGCGGTCTTGGCGAAGATGATCGTCTCGCCGCACGACGAGCACGCGCTCATGCCGTGAACTCCGGCACCGAATGCCCGCCGACCGCAGTGATGCCCTCGCGGTGCAGGTAGTAGTTCCACCGGTACTTGCTGACGGTCGCGATCGTGGCGGCCTGTTCGTCGTCGCCGGCGTCGACGTGGTCGAGGTACCGCTGATAGATGTCGCGGCCCTCGTCGTACTGGTGCTGACGGGTGCGCAGTCGCTGCTGCAGCTCGGCGGGTGTGCGGTTGCCGGTGACGGCGATACTGCCCGCGCCGAACTCCACGGTAGCGGCGCCGCGCAGCGTGTCGATCAGGGTGCCGAGCGCGGCGAGCGCGCCGGGGATCTCGGCGACGCGGTCGACGGTGTGGACGTCGAGCAGCGGGAACACGTGGTCGGTCGGTGTGAGGTCCGAGTCGAACTCGTCGTCGGCGACGGCGTGCTCTGGTCGGTTGGCGAGCGGTGCGGTGGTCATGGGGTGCGGCCCCTTCGGTTGTGTGCGGTTTCGGTCCCGCCCACGGTAACACGAATGTGTGCCAGCGTGTGACGGGACGCGACAGGTTATGCCAAAGTGCGGGTCAGCCACGCACCCGCGGCACGCATCCGCGCCGGCGACCGATACCACTGCACATGCTCACGCTGAGACAGATACCCGTCGGCGAGTTGAAACGCCCGCTCCCACCGGTGCCACGTGACCGGCGACCACGGCGGCCCGATCTCGGCGGCCATCGTGCGGCGCGTCGCCGGGTCGTTCAGCTGCCGCCACACGTCCGCGCCCTGCGCGCCCCACGACCGCCGGTCGAGCGCGATGAACGGTGTCGTACGGGCGATGATGCGCAGCGGGTTGTACCGCGGGCACGAACAGATACCGTCGTTCGGATTGGACAGCCAGTACGTCGCCAACCCGGTCTCACGCCGCCGGACGATGCCGTGCACACCCGGCGTGCCCGGCGCGTTCGGGTCGGCGATCAGGATCACGGCGTCGACGAGTGACCCGCCGAGCTTCGCGGCGAGGTCGCCGGCCAGCGCAGCGCCACCCGAGTAGCCGACGAACACGATGCGGGCGAACGGCTCGTCGAGCAGAACATCTTTGACCATGCGCTCGCCGAGCGCCATGCCGGCGGCGAGGCTGTCGTGATAGGACAGCCCGAACGGTTGCGGCACCGGCCCGTACGATGCGGCCCACGGCACTTCGATGCGGATCGCGCCGTCCGGCAGCGGCAGCAGGTCGATCAGGTTGCCGTTCAGTCGTTCGCTGATACCGCGGAACGTGAACACGTAGATCGGTTCAGGCATTAGCACCTCGGATCGGGGTAAGGGTTGTTCTTGCGTTTCTCGGTGATCGCCTCATAGGCGACGACGTAGCGGCGTCGCGCGTCGACGAGTTCCTGCTGTTTTTCAAGAGTCACCGCCGGGCCGATCTCGGCCAGCTCGCGTTCAAGTTTCGACCACAGTTCGGACTGCTCGATAGCGTCGTCGCCGCGTTCCTGGATGACACGTCGAAACTCTTCGTTGCACTCCGACTGTCGCGCTGTGAACGTCACGAAATGCGTCAGCGCCAGAACGCCGATGACGACGAGGATCCCCCCGATCACTCGTCGCGCCAGGTTTCGTTCGGGTTTGACGGTCGGCACCAGCACGGTCGCGCCGTGGATCTTGGCCTTGCGCCAGTTCACTGCAAGCCCGATCGCAAGCCCGATCGCCCCATAGATGAATGCCTTGAACGCCTCGATGCCGAGTTCGATCGCTGTCATGGCTTACCCCCCGTAAACCTGTCTTTGAAATTGCCCGCGAACAGGAACCCGGCGACGATCAGCATGAGCGCGTCGACTGACGGCGCGAGGGTCCGATCGGGGTAGACGATCCGAACGACGAAACTCACCGCCCACACCACGAGAATCGTGATCGCGACGAGGTTGATCAGCCATGTCGGCGGCATAACGCGATGGTGTGGCTGCTGCTGTTGGTCGCCGCTGGTGGTGTCCGGCGTCGGATCCGGCTGCTGCTGATCTGGCAGTTCCGGCGGGGTGGTCTCGCTCACCGGCGCACCTTTCGGCCCCGCCCCACGTCGGGCGGACATTGAACATCGGACACCACACGGCTTACCTGACGAGGCTCGGCGACGCCTTGTCGGCGCCGAGCTTCCACGATGCGACCGAGGTCAGCAGACTGACGGCTGCAGCGGTACCGGATACTCCGGCCAGCTCTACCCAGTTGACGTCAGCGAAGACGACCGCATGGTCAGCGGAGACGACTGGTAGCGCGCCGACACCGGTCGCGACGAACGTGCGGCCGGCGCGGGCGAACGACTCGATGTACTGATTCGGCGACGTCCACGACGACTGGACGATCGCGATGCCGGCGGTCGACACGGTCGCGATCGCCGCGCCCTGCAGCGCGTCCGTCCACGGCACCGCGGTGACGACGACGCCGACGCCGAGGAACAGCAGCAGGGTCTGCGCGAACGTCTTGCCGGACTTCTCGGCGACGTCGACGACAAACCCGCCGAACGTGAACGGTGCGCCGGCCGCGGGTGCCTGCACTCCGGTGAGGGGATCTCGGTGCGTCATGGTGGTGCCTCTCTCTAGTTGGTGACCAGCTCGACGAGTACGCCCGTCGGCACATAGGTCAGTTTCCCGAACTCGAACCGTTGCTCGATCAGGTCGGTATTCGGCACCGGCCGTTCGTCCGATGTGGGCAGGCCGAGCGGCCCCTGTTCCCAGTCCATCGCCGCGTACCGCTTGCCGATCTCGCCGTGCACGACGAAACCCTCCACAGGTCCACCAACAGGTGTGAACAACACGCCGCCCTCGAACGACTGCACGCCGGCGGTGACCTTGCTGATCGGTGTCGTGACGACCTGGTGCCGCAGCACCGGGAACCCTAGACCGCGCTCCCAGTCGCGGGCGGCGTACGCCTCGAACAGCCCGCCGGCGGGGATCGCGTACGCGAGCGCTGCGCCGAGACGCCAGTACACGTGCCCCGACTCGAACCGTGCGAACGCGCCGACCTTCTTGCCGTCGAGGAACAGCGGTGTTTCGTCGTCGGTGGTCGTCGGTGTCGCGGCACCGGTGATGCGCTTCCCGATCCAGCGGGCAGCGACCTTCGCCTCGGCGTCGATCAGGTTCGGTGACGGCGGCGCGAAGAATGCCCGCACCCGGCGCATGAACTCGTCGATCGGGAAGTTCGGGTACGGGTCGGTGTGGCCGCCGCCGCGCGCCCCGAAATCCTTGTGCCCGCAGATGCCGCGCTTCTGCGGCCACCCGGTCGCGCCGTTGTTCCCGACCCACTCGACGGGGATCCCGAACTCTTGACATGCTGCGGCGACACAGCGGGCGGCGCGGGTCAGCATCGCGTCTTCGTCGAGTCCGTCCGATGCATCCTTCGACAGCCACCGGTCACGCGACCACGACACGAAACTGCCGGCGAGCACGATGTGGTAGCCGACGGCGTTGGCCTGCACAGCAGCCCACGGCGCGTTGCCGGGCGGCATCATGCGGACGGTGTACACGTCGTCCACGGCGTCGTTGTAGGACACGCCCGCGTTCTTGCAGTAGTTCGCCAGTCCGATCGCGTCGCCCTTCCCGCCTTCCTGCGTGTGCAGTCCGACGTAGTCATGCGCGCGGCGCGGCCCGTCCGACCCGGCGGGGATCGTGTGCGTGACGCCGTATCCGATGCGTGCCATATCTGCCGGCCCTCCCGGTGCTGTTGGTGCGGGTGCCGGCTGCCCGGCGTTCGGTGTGCGGTCGACCGACCACTGCCCCCAATCGGCGGCATAGACGTCGTTGACGTCGACGCGGATCCCGTCGACGAGCGGCCCCGGATTCGACGGGGTGTCGATGACGCGCTGATACAGCGCCGCGTAGCCGGTGCCGGTGTCATCCGACCACGCGCGGGTGACCCACGCCCACGGCCCGGATCCCGGCTTCGGTGACCGGCCGATGACCTTGTCCTCGATCGCCCAGTGACACACACGCGAGTGCCCGTAGATGCCGACCCACTCGACGCCGATCGCCTCGCCGGCGCCGCGGAAGAAATGCACGGCCGTGTCGTTCCACTGCTGCAGAGTGATGTTCTCGTCGACGGCGAAATAGATCGGGCACCAGCCGGGCATGCCGGCGTCGCGGGCGATACGCAGCGCCTGCGCGGCCATGCGTTTGCCACCCTCAAACCCGGTCGTCCAGTCCGACGGCGCGGTGCCCTGCGGTTTGCCGTACTGGAATATGGCCCCGATGTCCACACCTGCGGCGCGGTAGCGATCCGCGATAGCTCGTGTGATCGGCTTTCCCGCGAAGTTGCTGCCCGGCCGGTCGGGCGAAACGTAGGCGATGATGCCGGAATGACCGGCGCGCTTGATCGCTTCGGGCGAGGGGAACCCGGCAGCGGTGTCGATGATCGTGGACATGTGTGCGGATACTCCGAGGTTTCGGACGGTATGCCCGGCACCTAGCCCGCGACTCTGTCGCCTACAGACTAACCCGCACCCACCGTTCACCAGATGATGAAGCCGTCACCGACGGTCAGGGTGTCCCCGATAGGTGGCGTGATCCCCCATAGGGTCGTCCCCCAGTTGTCGGCGGCCACGACCTCAACCCATGACCCGACGGCGCACTCGTCGATCCAGTCGTCGGCGGCGACCTCGACTACTGCAGGAGTGACGGCGGCGAGTGCGCTCACAAAGCACGCACCTGAACGGTCGCCGACCGGTTGACGACCTGGCCGCCGGTGGTCGTGGCGTGACAGGTCACCCGGTAATCCATGCCTAGTACGCCGCCACCCACCCGTACTGTTGCGGTGCTCAACGTGTGGTCGTCGCCAGACAATGTGAGGCCGGCCGGCGTCGACGAGAACGTGGCCTCGCTGATCGCTGAGCCTCCGATGCGGGCGAGGAACGCGCCGAAATCGAACTGCAGGTCGCGGACGTCGGCGGGGTGTTTGCTGTGTGTACCCATTCCTGCTATGTCTCCTCGGTTGTGGTGATGTCGGCCGCCGCCCAATTGTCGCCCCGCCCGGACGGGTAGATAAGGCCGTTGCGGCGGGCGAGTTTCCCTACCCACCGACGCCCGATGCCAGCGGGAATGGTGTTGCCGGTGTCCGCCCACGTCACTACCGGCACCGCCCCCTCGGCGTTGGGGTCGCCGAAAAATCCTTGGTAGATGAAATGCGTGTCGCCTTCGTCCCGGATCACTCGGATTGTGTAACGGCCGGAACCGGGCACTGGGGCGGTGTCCCGGTCCGTGCGGGAACCGTAGGCGCCGGTTTGGATGCGGACACCGCCGACGTCCGCTGTGATCCACACGCCGTTACTGAGATTCGATGGACAGTGCACACCGACGCCGATATCTTCCTCGTCGATCGTGGCGTCGAAGCTGGCTTCGACGATGTCCGTCGCGAGCGGCTGGTGATAGACCATGGCTGCGGTGGTGTTTGCGATTGCACTGCCGGTGTACTGCACCTTGCCGTCTTTGATCCCGATATCGCCGTATCGGATCCACCGCGGCCCGAGGTCGGACCGGTTGAAGTCGTCGAAGAAACTGCGCGGCAGTGCGACCTGCCCGACGTCAATGCCGATCGACACAAACGGTGCCGGCCCGGTGTACATGGCGTCGCGTGCTGCGGTCGAGATCACGGCGGGTGCTGGGTCGCTCGACGGGTTGCGCCCGCTGCCGATCGTGTACGGCCGGAAACCGGGTAGTGGGGTCGACATGTGGAAGTTCAGCCCAGTAACGAACACGGTGCCGCTGCCGGTCATGCGGAACTGCACGTCGTAGATATCCCCGATGTCGGCGACGATCGACGCACCGGTCATCAGGTGCTGCATCCAGCCGATCGACGCCAGATTGACGGGCACATCACCAGCCAAGTTGGGCGACGAATAGACCCACGTCGACGACCCATCGGCTTCGAGTTTGTACACGTCGAGGTTGAACGTGGATACGGTGCCCGACTTGTACGCCTCCCACGTCAGCACCTTGCGTTCGGCGGCCGTCTTGAAGATGACGTTTGCCCACGGCGCATAGTTCGCAGTGACCGAAATCGTCGGCGGCGCCGTCGACATCGTGACGGTATGTGTGTGATCAGACCCCGACGAGGATGCACCCGCAGACGACCCGTTGAGTTGGTGCCGATGGTTGGTGCCGCCGGCGGTTTCGTAGCCGGTATACCCCGTCAAGTTGTGGTCGTGCGCGCCGCCGCCGATCGTGAACGTCGACGTTGGCCGGTTCATGTAGCCGAAATTGAACGACGGCGTGCCGGTGCGGTCCGGGCCGGTCTCGTGAACTCCCATGCCCGACTGCAATGCGATGATCTGCTGCACGTAATTGACCTGAATGCCCACCGACACAGCAGTTTCGACGGCGTCCTGCGCGTTGGTCGCGACCGTCCCTACGCCGCCGATGATGTCGGCGATCGTGCCGCCGACGACGGGGATGCCACGGATGCCGCGCAGTATCGCGTCCAGCAGGTTCTGGATGAAATCGGCGACGTCGTCGATCCACCCGAACAGGCTGTCGCGCCACGCCTGAATGTTCAGCAACCACTCGTCGTCACCCTCGTATGTCGAGGTGAGCGCCTTCCACAGATCCTGCAGGTTCTCGATGACGTCGAATACGAAATCGCTGATCTTGTCGTGGATGAACGCCGCCGCCGACTGCAGGTTGCGCGTCTCGCCGGTCGTCATGAAATCGACGATCGAGCTGATCACCGTTTCGAGCCCGTCGGTGATCCATCCGACGACGCCGTTCACCTCGCCGGCGACCCGCGCGACCTGCTCGTCGATCCAGCCCTGCGCCGTCTTGGCCTGCGACTCGGCGATACCGACGGCGTTCGCGACGTCGTCATAGTCGCCGAGCGACGCCGGTGTCAGGTTCGGTGAGGTCATCGGCGTTCGTCCTGTCTGCGAGCGCGTTTCGCGTCCCGCTTCGCCTGCGCGTACCGGGCGGCCTGCGCCGGCGTCACCATGATCGTTCGCCCGTCCGCGGTCAGATACGGCACCTTGCCCGGCTCGTCAGGGATCAACGGTTTCGGTTCGTCGTCGTCGAGGTTGAACCGTTTCCGGATCGCCGCCTTCTGCTCCGGCGTCAGCTGCTTTGCCTTGCGCTCAGCGTCATCGTCCGGCGCGTCGATCGGCACCCACGTGCCCGGATTCTGCAGCCAGTTCGGCTCACCGACGAGCGGCTTCTTATAGCGGATGGTCCGCAGCTCCGGGTGATACCGAAACCCGCAGTCCCACAACCGGCGCGACACCTTCCGCAGCATCTTCACCATCATCGGCAGCGGCGCACCCGTCATGCCCGGCAGCCCGACGAGCGCCGGCACAGCGAAATTGTCCGGGTCGTCGGGGTCGCAGTTGTCGAACGTCGGGAACTCCGGCACGTCGATCTTCGGGCGGCGCGGCCCCCGGTCCTGACGCTTGCGTGACGGTTTGCGGCCCATCAGATGATCCCCACGTCGTGCAGCCCACTGGTCAGACTGCGGATACGTTCGAGACCTTCCTCGAACGGGTCGCGGTTCTTCGCGTCCGAGCCGATGGTAATCGTCCACTCAGGATGAAAGTCGTCCTCGGACGCGCCGAGCACGACCTTTTTGATCCGCTCGACGAACACGAGTCCGGACAGATCCCGCGGCCTCGTCGACGCGATGCGGTCGCCGACCCACATGTGCCCGACGCCGTTGTCGCCGAGCATCCACGGGCACGAGTCGAGGATCTTCACTTCGTGCGATGACCACCGGCGCGTCGCCCACAGCCCGGTACGGATCACCATCAGGCTGTTCAGCGTGTACGCCTGGTCGGCGCCTTCTTGGAAGAATTCGACGTACCGTGACCAGCCGAGTTTCTGCGCACGCGGGAACGACTTTGTATCAGTCCATGCGAGGATCGTGTGCTCATATATGGGCCGCAGCAGGGTGTCGATCGCTCCGCCGATGGACCCGACGCCGTATCCGGCGAACGAAATGTTATCGCCGACAATGTCGCCGATCGCCTGGATCAGCGCCCCTATGCCCTCGTTGACGCCCGGTGCCGACTTGCCTCCGGTGATGATCTTCGCCGTTTTCTCCGGCGTCCGAGTGAACCGTGCGCTGATCACACCCGGTGTGAAACCGGGCCGCAGCACCACGTACGGCAGCACCTTGTTCGTCGACTTGTAGCCGATCTGCATGTACTCGTTGGGCATCGGCTGCCCGGTGATCACCGACCTGGTGGTGTCGAGAAAGTCCTCGGTGAACTGGTCGATCGTGTTGACCAGACCGCCGAACAGGTTGCCGCCGTGGCTGGTGCCCGAGTTGAACCGGCCCGACTTGTCGACCAACGAAATGATCAGCTGCCCGTTGCGCGGGTCGGCGCCCTCGTAGGGCAGGTCGTCACCTACGAGCCACCGGTCAGCCTGTATCGACAGCTCGGCGTCCTCGATCATCGCGATGAACGCGTCGTACCAGTACTTCATGCGGATGATCGGCAGACCCCACACGACCCCCGATTCCATCGCCTCGATGAAACTGATCGGGTTGACCATGATCTGCCAGTTGTCGACGTCGAACCCTTCGACGTACTCCGACGGGTCGAGCGGGTCGTCGGGCAGCGTGAGCGGTGTCTCGTCGCGCATCAGGTTCACGAACAGCGTCGTCAGCGCACACCAGTTGACCGGCCCGAGCAGCATCCACGCCTTGAACTGTGTGATCGCCGGCAGGAACGGCGACGGAAAGCACTCGATCCATTTCAGATTCTCGATGTCGTGCATGAACGTGATGGTCACGATCTCGTCGCCGGTCGACGTCAGCTCCGAGGTGACATCTTCCATGCGGCCGCCCCACCGCGCGCCGACATAGTCGGCGGTGATGTGGATATTCACACCCTCTTCACGTAGGTCGCGGCCCTCGAAATCGAGCGCCCACTGCCCGAGCGGATCCTCGGCGAGCACGACGACCATGCCGGCGCCGGCGTCGTTGTCGATCCACTCAAACTCATACTCGACCGGGTTGCCGACGACGTGCTGCAGCAGCCACTCGGCATCCCACAGCCGCATGATCGGAACCTCGCGGCGTATCCGCGCCTCGTCCCGACGCGCCGCGTTCGTCGCTTCGAGGATCGCGTTGCACCGTTCGAGCAGGTCGTCGGAATCGAGACCGGCGATGGACGCCGCCCGCTGCGCACGCGCCTGCACGTACGCCTTGGCCTCTTTCGTCGCGAACGCACCCATACCTAGACCCGCCCCCACGCGCGGCGGAACCGGCGCACCTGGTGGATCAGCAGTACCGCACCCTCCGGCGGAACGTTCGTCGCCGACACCTCGATCTCGACGGGCTGACAGAACCGCGGTATCGGATGCTTCGGGTAGTCGCCCGGCGACGGCATCTGCGCGACCATGTTGTGGTCGAACGCGTCGCGCACCGGTATCTCGCCGGGCGAGTAGTCGACGGTGATCCCAACGTTCTCGACGGGGTCGATGTCGGGATAGGTCAGCGTCCGGTTCGGGAACATGCCGCCCGGTTCACGCTTCCACGGCGGCCCCGACCACGTGTTGTCTGGCAGCGTGTACGTCGCCGCGGTCCCGACGTACTTGTGCTCCATGTCGACGCCCGACGGATTGGATATGACCGCAGTCTTGGTGCCGTCCGAGTCGAACTGCACCGGCACGACGACGTCGTCCTCCTGCCAGAACGGCATGTACGCCTTCAAGTGCAGTTCCCACACCCACCAGCCGCGGCGCGGATGATCACCGGGCACGTGCTCGACGTCGTACTTCGTGCCGGCGGTCAGCACCACCTCGATGTAGCGGGTCGAGTCGGCCGTCTCCCACTCGATACGCGCCAGCGTCGACGCCTCGTAGTACGGGTCCAGCTCGAACGACAACGCCTCCCGGATCTCGCCGTCGACGATGCTGAACGGGTTGACGTGATCACCGTGGATCACGAGGGTGACGACCGGCTCCATGATCGCCGTCTTGACCGCGCGCAGCACGCCACCATCCATACGGATCGGGGTGCGCTCAATGACCCTGATCGGCGGTTCGTACAGTTCTTCGAGACCGTCCCATGCCAGTTCGACACCCTCGTCGCCGGCGCGGTCACCGTACAGGTGAAACGTCTTGCCGCCGTCGCAGCCGACGAGTCGGATATTCGATACCGGCGACCCCGCCGGTAGGCACGCTGCGGTCATTGTTTCTCCCTCACGACGGCGACGGTTTCACATAGCGGCGCATCCTGCGGCGACGTCCGTTGTCGACCTTATTCGCCACGTCATCACCATCGGCGTTACCTTGCACGACCACCGACACGCTGCCCGCCTCCCACGCCTGCCGCGCGAGGTCGGACACGAGGTCGACGAGGTTCTTCTGCGTCGCCGGCTGCTCACCCGCAGCCGGTGCCGTGGTGAGCGGGTTGTCGGTGATGTACTGCCCGATCGCGTCGACGGCCGGCGGCTGCAGGTCGAGACCGATGATGCCCAGCGCCGAACTCAGCTGCCCCGAGATCGCCGCGCCCGCGACGTCACCGGCGCGCGTGCCGAGACTCGTCTTCGCTTTCGAGTTGTCGAACTTGCCGAGCGCACCGGGATTGTCGAACAGCGTCGTGTCGACGCCGTACGCGATCGCCGACTTCGCGGCACCGCCGAGCTGCCCCGACAGCGGAGACCCGCCGAGGGTGAGCGCAGCCATTTCGGGACGCTTCGGCGCGTTCGCCGGCGCAGCGGCCGGGTCGGTCGTCGGCGTGACCTCCGGTGTGTTCGTCACCTCGACGGGCATCGGGTTGCCCGGCGTCGGTGCCGGCGCGGGTGCCGGTGCCGGTGCGGAACCGGGCAGCGGCTTGCCCTTGCGCACGATGCCGGCGCGCAGCTTCGCCTCGTCCTCGCGGCCCGCGAGACCAGCGCCCCACGGCGACCCGCCCGACTTGTTGAAAATGCGCGCGGCGACGATCGCCTGTTCTTCCGGCGTCGCCTGCCCCGCGGTCGGCGCGAACTTCAAACCACCGTTCGCCTTCCACGTGCCCAGCGCGATCTGAAAACCACCCGACGCCTCGTTGCCGCCCGAGTTGGCGTCGATGATCTCCTGCTTGCGGTCCATCCGGCCACCCGACTCACGTTTGAGTAGGTGATTCCACGCCGGGTCGGGCGACGAGTACGTGCCGTCCGGATTCTTGACCAGCGGGATCGTGTCCTCGGTCGCCACACCCGACGGCTTCGCCGGCGTACCGGTCAGACCGACCGCAGGATCGGTGGTGCCGCCGAGCGTCGCCGCGCCACCGCCGCCACCGCCGCCGATCATGGCCGGCCAGTTCTCCACCCACACCGGAATGACGCCGCCCTTGTCGGCCTCGTCCGCGGTGTTGAACTTCGACGTGCCGCCCGAGTTGCCCCACTGCGCGCCGCCCGAGGTGCCCGACGACGAGCTGCCCGACGACGTCGACGCGCCCAGCCCGGACCCGATCGGCGTCGTACCGCCGAGTCCCGAACTTGCGCTCGCGGTGCTGCCCGGCGTCGCGATGCCCTTCTGCGGCGACGGCGTCCCGCCCAGCGAATACGACTGCCGGGTGTGGACGTGGTCGGTGTGACCCGACCAGTCGGCCGAGTAGTAGCCGGGCTGCGAGGTGCCCGGCCCGACCATCTGCCCGTCGGCGACGCCGATCTTCTCGCCGGTGTTCGGATTCATCCAAATGACCTGCTCTAGGTCACCCTTGATCGACCGGAAGTACTCGGCCAGCCGCTGCATATTCGGCACCGGACCCGACCAGTCGATGCCCTTGTTCTTGCCCGACTTCTCCTGGTGCCCGGCGTACGTTGACGCTTGCACACCGAACCGCTTCTCGATGTCGCGCACCCACTGCGGGAACAGCCCGTCGTTGTCGCCGTAGGACACCGACGACCCGGCGGGCAGCCCGTACGGTTCGCGACCCACAGGGCCGCCTGTCGCGAATGCGGGCATCGCGGCGAGCAGACCTGCCGGCGGCACCCAACCGGCGCGCAGCGCCTCGATGAACGGCAGCGTGCGCGGGTTGACCGCCACCGCCGGCAGCACGTACTCGCCGCGCGACAGCCGCGCGAGTATCGAGTCAGACGTCGTGGTGCCCGGCCCCTGGATAGGTCCGTGCGACCCGCCGGCGAACGCCTGCAGCCGCATCTGCACCGGCCCGCCGTCGCGCAGTCCCTGCAGCGTCTGCCCCCACGACTTGATCGCTCCGACACCGGGAATGTCGACACCGAGAATCGAGTCTGGCAGCGACGCGAGCAGCCGGCCGATCGCGTGGATCGGCGCCTTGATGACGTCGACGACACCAGAGAACGCATCCTTGATCGCCCCGCCGATACGGCTGGCGACGTCGCCCATCGTGCGGAACGCGTCGCCGATCTTGCCGAAGATCGGTTTGACGAAGTTCCACACCTTCTCGATGGCGCCCTGTATCGAGTCCCATGCTGGTTTGATCGCGTTGTTCCACAGCCACATCGCGGCGTCTCCGACCGCGCGCAGTCCGCCCATGAACAGGTCGAATATCGGTTTGACCACGCCGTTCCATACGGCGCCGATGATCTGCCCGATGAACTGAAACGCCGGTTTGATCGCGTTATTCCACAACCACATGACGACTGCGCCCGCAGCCTGAAACAGCGTTTTCCACACGGCGAAGTAGATTTTCACCGCAGCCCACAGCACCTGAAACACGAACCCGATACCGGTGAACGCCGGTTTGATCGCGTTATTCCACAACCACATCGCCGCAGCGGCCACCGCATCGAACCCGGCTTTCAGCCCGGTCCACACAACGTCCCACGTCGCCTTGATCGCGGTCCAGATTTTGTCCCAGATTTGCTGCCCGAGTTCGGTTTTCGTGAAAAACAGTGCGAGCGCGCCGATCAGCGCGACGACCGCGGTGATGATCAGTCCGATCGGTGACAGCGCGAACGCGAGCGACAGCAGCTGCCACGCAATTTGTATGCCGGTGATGATCGCCCGCACTACCGCGAGCGCCTTGAACCCGAGCACGAGCACGCCGATCGCGGCGGCGATACCGCCGATCACCGGCGCCAGCGGCTGCAGCATCTGCAGCAGCCCGACGACGACCGGGATGATCGCGGACGCCGCGTTGACCAGCATCACGAACACGGGCACCGCGACGTTCAGTGCACCGACGAGCGCGCCGGCGAGTAGCTGCGCGAGCTGTCCGATGACCGGTCCGAGCGCGATGAACAGCTCCGACAGCGGCTGCACGGCCGGCATGAGTGCCTGCAGAATCGAAATCAGCGCGTTGCCGACGGTGACCAGCACCGGCCCGAGTGCCTGCGCGAGCGCCGCGATGATCGGCCCGGCGAGCTGCGCGAACGTCGCGAGCAGCGTGCCGAGCACCGGCAGCACCGGCCCGATCGCCGTCGCGATCGCCGAGATCGCAGCGCCGAGCGGCGCCATCGCCGGCGCGAGGTTCGCCATACCCTGCCCGAGCATGTCGACCAGACCCGAAATCGACGGCCCGATCTGCGTGATCAGACCGGCCAGTGCCGGCGCGACCGTCGTGCCGATGATCGTTGCGAGCTGCAGCACGATCGGCAGCACTGTCGCGACCGCCGACTGCATCGCCGTGAAGAATTGGATCAGCGCGTCGCGGCCCTCGCCCGCCGACAGGTAGGCGTTGATCTGCTGCAGCTTCTCGGCCATGCCGCCGAGCACGCCGTTGCCGGCCTCGGCCGCCGCCGAGAACACAGCGGAGATGATGCCGCCGACCTGCTGCAGCACGAACCATAGTTGTTTGGCCGTGGCGATCGCCTCGCGGAAGAATGTCTGCATCGCGCCGGACTGCTGCGCGGCGACGAGCATGTTCGACAGCTCGCGTGCCGCGCCACCGATCCCGTTCGTCATCGGCCCGAATACCTGCGACGCGCCGGCACCGATCGCGGCTAGACCGGGCACGAGGTTGCCGAGCGCGGTGCCGAGGTTGGCGCCCATGTTCCCGGCCTCGCGGAGCAGGTCGCCGACGACGCGTGTGCCGGTCGCCGAGTTGATGAACCCGAGTGCCGACTTCGCGCCCTCGTTGAATCCGTCCGCGATGTCGAGCATCATGTCGCGCAGCGGCACCAGCTTCGTCTGCAGCCCGGCGATCTGCGGCGCCAGCCCGGCAAAGAATGCGTCTTGAACCGGTTGCTGCACAATCTCTTTGAACTGTTTGCCGAGCTGCTGGAAGGCGAGCACGAACGACTTGGCCTCCGGCGACAGCTTCGCCATTGCCTCGGCGAATTTCTCGGCGTTCGCCGGGTCGAACGCGTTCTTGATCGCCTCGCCCACACCGAGCGTCGCCGTCTTGACGGTGGCGACGACACCTGCGATCGCGGTCAGACCGGCGGCGAACGCACCGGCGCCGGCGATCGCGGTACCGAACAGCGCGCCACCGAGCGCGACACCGAGCGCGGCGAGCGCCGGCAGCATCCCGCCGATAGCGACGGTCGCCGCGCCCGCGATCGCGGTGAACTTCGCCAGCGTGCTACCCAGCCCGAGGATCGACTTACCGATCTTCCCGACGTTCACGCCGCCACGCATGCCGAGATTCAGGTGCAACGGGTTGCGCAGCAGCCACGACTGCATCTGTATGTGCACGCCCCGCAGCTGCGACATGTCCGGCTGCACCGACAACCGGACGATCAGCGGATTCGCGTTGAGCCACGCCTGCATCGCACGGTGCGCAGCTTTCGCGTCCCGCAGCGCGTCGGTGTAGTCGATGCGCAGCGTGATCCGTGGCGCCCGGATCGAGGCAAGTGACCGGTTGATGTTCTGCGCGGCCCGCTGCGCGCGCGTCTCGATCTCCTGCATAGACCGGGCGAACGCCGTAGCCATGCGGTCGAACGCGTTGCGCGTCGCGATGTACAGTTTCGCCCAGTTCTTACGGACAGCCTGAGCAGCTTTCGCCGACGCCTGTTCGAGGCGTTGCCGCAGCTCACCCTCGACGTTGTCCCAGTTGAGGGTTACGCCAACCTCGGCCTCGGCCCACTGCCCGCCGCCTGCTGTCACGCTGCCCGCCTCACATCGGTTGTGCGCCGGCAGCTCGCCGGCGACGTCGCCCGAGTGCGGTCGGGTTGGTGTCGAGTCTCAGGGTATCGTCTGCTCAGCTCGCAGCCTGCGACCGCGAGCCGATCCGGCCCGCTTTCAAGTCGGCCATGCGCTGCGCGATCGCATCCATCGGCGTTGACTCGACGGGCACGTCTTCACGTTTCCACCGCTGGATCTCCCGCAGCGGTGGCTGTTCGAGCTTGCGCTGCCACGCCCTCAGCTCGTCTTCTTTGCCCCGCGATCGCCAGTTCCGCAGCAGCGCGTACACGGCGTGCGTCGCCCTCTGCGCCGGCAGCTCGAACAGGTCGATACCGCGCATCGTGAACTCGCCGTCGACGAGCATCCACGCCCCCGCCGCCTGCTGCCACAGCCGCTCGACGGTCCACCGCGCGATACCGAGGTGCGTCTCGACGATGCGGTCGGCCATGATCTGCAGCGTGTCGAGGTCGACCGGCGACGACGGCGCCACGATCGCGGCGAGCAGCTTGCCCCACGCCTCGGTGGTGCAGAACGTGCCGACGAGGTACAGGCCGGCGGTGTTCGTTGAGTCGTCGACGAGTAGCGCCGGCACCAGCTTTCGTGTGTCGGGAATCGACGTGGATATGAACGTGCCGTCGAGCATGAAACCCGACGGCACTTCGCCCCACGGCGGCCCGAGAGCCACCGCCGGACCTACTTACGCTTCGACCGGGCAGCAGCGCGCCGCTGCTGACGGTTCTTCGCCTCGCCTTCCTGCGCCTGCTTGAACCGGGTGGCTGCGGTCTCGTCGCCCCACCGCTGCAGCACGGCGGCGACGACGTTGCCGTACAGGCCGTCGTCGAAGTTGTTCGCCCGGTCGGTGATGCGTTCCTGCAAGTACATGAGTGCGGCCGGGTCGACCGACTGCTGCACGAGCGTGGTCATCGCGTTCGTACGCAGCCGCGGGTCGTCCGACAGCAGCTGATTCATGTACAGCGTCATCGCGGCGTCGGACGGCCGGTACAGCCAGAACGGGATCCCGTCCATCGCGAACGGCATGCGTTCGACCTCGCGGTCCTCGCCGGTGTCGGTCGAGAAACGCAGTTCCTCGGGCACCTCGTCGAGGCTCGGCGCCTCGAACTCGCTGTGCTCGTCGACCGACTTCGCCGTCGCGGTCTCGGTGCGCAGCTTGTGCAGCTCACGCATGTCCGGCCGGTTCATCTGCTCGATCTCATCGGCGGGGACGTCGGGGTATGCCTCGGCAATGAACTTGCGCCAGGTGTGAACCGACGCGTTCGCTGCGGGTGCCTTGGTCTTAGTCGCCATTGTGTGCTGCTCCTAGCAGTCGGGTACGGGTGGCACTGCTCAGCGTAACCGCCGAGTGAGCGAACCCATGACGTCTGTCAGCGCGTCGATCAGGAACGGATTCGGCCGGATACCCTTCACGGACTTCGCGAATACCCATCGTGCGTCGCCGCCACGACGCCGCCCCGACGACCCTTTGACCTGAAACTTCAACGCCTGCCGCGTGACTGGCACGATCGGTGTGCCCTTCGGCCCATAGATGCCGGTGCCCTCGTGGATGTATCGCGCATAGGTCAGCGGCGACCCGATCACGATGTGCGTGCGGTCGCCGCGCACGTCGACGACGTACTCAATCGAGTTGCGCAGCGTGCCCTCGTCGACCGGTGCCCGCCGGCGCGCAGCGTTCTGCACGCGCCGGCCGACCCGATGCCCCCACTGGTTGCCGAGACGTGATTTCTCGGCAGCGATGACGGCGTTATTCAGTCGAACCGTCATCGCCGTCAGTGCTGCCCTCGTCGGGGACGCGCTCGTCGTAGTCGGCCTGCAACTCGGTGCGTGTCTTGTCGGTCGGGTCGTAGCCGGGGAACCGGGCGGCCATGTACTCGGCCCACTCGGTCGTCTCGGCGTTGCGCTTCGGCGGTCCCGCCGCCGCGGGATCGTTGATGATGAACCCCTCGCCGATCACCGGTTCGGCCGGACGGTCGGCTGCGCTCGCCGGCTGCACCGGCTGCTCGCTCTCGACGTCGTCGACGACCGTCACCCGCTGCCGCTGGATCAGACCCTCGACGTAGCTCGTGCGGCCGACGGTGACGACCTCGCCGACCCGCAGCCCGCCGAACGTCTGCGCCGCCTTGATCGTAACGTTCTCGATGTCCTCGCTCATGGTGCATCCTTCCGCGGGTCGGCCGGCAGCATCGGCACCGCCTGATCGGTGAACCGCCCGAGTTCAGTATCGACGATGACGTCGTGCTCGACGCCGAACGCGCCACCCGACCGCTGCACGACGCGCATCGCACCCACCTGCACCTGATCCGGTGCGACGTCGACGACCGACCAGTTCGCCTCCATGATCGCCCGGCGCAGCGCCTCGGCGTCGTCGAGCATGTCCCGCGCCGCCGAGTCGAGCAGCACCGGGTCGGGTGCCTGCTCCGGGTGCGACCGGTTGATCGACGGATCGCAGCGGTACACACCGATCGTGAGGTTCACACGCCACTCCGTCACCGCGCATGCCCGCAGCGTCGGCGGCGCCTTCTGTGGCTTCGGCGCGTAGGACACGACGCACGCCCACAACTGCGCGCAGAACTCGCCCGGCGGCTTGTCCGACATGACCGCGACCCGCTTCGGCACGCCGGCGCGCGCGGTCTGCAGTTCGTGCTCGGCGCGCTCGACGAGCAGCCGCGCCAGCGCGTACGGCGAGCAGCCCATCATGGCCGACGCTCCACGACGTCGGTGTACGGTCTCGTCCCGACGAGCTGCGCCGGCCGCGCGATGCCGTGCGGATTGACCGTCAGCAGCCACTGGTCGACTTCGTCGATACCGGTCATGCCCTCGGTGAAGTAGGCTCGCGAGTCGACCTCGACTGACAGCCCTTGCCGCGACGCCTGCGTGATCCCGCGAGGTAGTCGGCACTCGCGGCCGGCGCGGTCGTTCAGATACTCGACAGCCATGACACCCGCCGCGAGCCGGGCCGCTGTCGGTGCCGGCACGCCCCGCCGATAGGTCACGAACCACGCGCCGACCTCGTTGTCATCGGCGTCGAGATCCTGCCGCAGCGGCCAATGGTTGCCGTCGACGCGCCGCACGTACTGCCCGTCGATGACGCGGTATGCGTCCGGGATGAGCGTTACGCCGTCGATGCCGATCGCGGTGACGTCGGCGATTGGGCCGGGCAGATACAACCTGACGCCGGCGACCCGGCAGCCGCGGCCGGCGCCGGGGTCGTAGCCGGTCGTCAGCGGTGGTGCGACGCGGCGACCGGGATACGTCGACGACAGCGTGCCCGCATAGGTCGAGCCGGTGACGCGTGGCTGCGGTGTCGGCCGCACGTGCTCGGTGACGGTGCCGAACGTGCGCCCGGACAGCGCCCACAGCACACTGATCGCCCACGCTGACGCCTGCTCGCGCGCCTCGGCCGACGCCGCGGCCCACACGGCCGCGCTGTCGTCGGGTATGTCGATCGGCCAGTCGATGTCATCCATGCGTCGATGGTCTCACGGAAAAACGCCGCCCCACCGGCAGCCGACCGGTGAAACGGCGTTTTCCTGGGGGTGAAAGCTGCGACCCTCTCAACGCCCCTGCAGCGAACCTTCGATGACAACTCGCGCACCAGTCAGGCTACACGGCGGTGGTCCCGCACTTCAGGTTATGGGCGGGTGAGCGAGTAGCCCGGATGGATGAACCCGCCCCCGCCACTCGGCACCGGTCACAGTCTCGACCTACCGTGGACGCATGATCGCCGAGACCCGCCCGGGTAAGCGGGACCTACGGCGTGAAAAGCGCGAGGGGGTCGCCGCCTACCGTGGTGTGCTGATCGGGCTCGCGCTCAGTGTCGTAATGTGGGCGGCCATCATCACCCTGCTCGTCTGGCTGATCTGAGTCGAGGCGATCGGTCAACTGATCGGGGTGAGTTCGAGGTACGAGCCAGCCTTGAGGATTGTCGGAGTCGCGTCCGCGACGGCCTGAGCCCACGTCATCGTGATGGTCGCCAACTCAGTAACCGAGACGACACCCTTGATCGGCACGCCGATCACCGTGCCGGCCGCGGCCCCGCCCCACGTCATCACGAACCCCGACGTCGCGCGCTGCGTCGTCACACTCGACACCCCCACCGCGTTGGTGTGCGAGGACGCCGGACCGACGCCCACCCACGAGATCGTCGAGTTGGTGCCCGACACCGACAGGGCCATCTTGAAGTCACCCGTCTGGCCAGCGTCGAAGAAGATGATCCCGTCGAGTGCGTAGACGGTGCCTGGGTTGAGGTTCACAGTCAGCTCGGTGTCGGAACCCATCGTGGCGTCGGACGTCTTCGACGAGTCAGTCAGCTTTCGGGCGACCGGCGTCGATGATGCGCGGGTGGAGGGGTTGCGTCGGGTGCTGAAGCCGTCCGCGCCGACCAGTCCGGACACGCGGTCGATGAACAGCTCACCCCACGCGGCCGCGTCGATCGAGAGTGAGGTGTGGCTGGGGATCGCGTTCGGTCCGAAGGTGTAGCGCCGGATGCGGTTGTTCTTGCTGGTTGACTGCATCTCGTTGCGTGCCACGGCGACCGACGGGACCGCCCCGCTCGTCGAGAGCACGAGTTCCTCGACCTCGGTGCCGATCGCGCCGACGTACTTGATTGCGTACTGCTCGTTCACGAGCTGCACGTGTGTGGTGCCGGTGAACTTCGTTGCGTTGGCGCGGACGGTTCCCGACTGTCCGAGCCGAATGGCTTCGGTAGCGGTGCTCGCCGACGCCGGGTTCTGCTCCATCCAGGTGTTCGAGAACACCGACCCGAAGCCGCCCTCGACGAGGATGCCGACCTCGTTCCAGCCGACGATCGCAGGGTCATGCACGCGGAGCTGGGCTTCCGATCGCCGAGCTTCTACCCAGATTGCCTTGTTGTTGTTCGCCAATGTCGGGGCGTACATAGTGTTGGTGTAGCCGGCCGCCCGGATGCCGGTCTTGCACTGGAAGATGTAGCCGCCGTGAACCTTGCAGTCCCCGGTTGACCCTCCGACGCCTGGTCCGCCGTCGATGCTGGCGAACTCCAGACCGGTCTCCAGGTTGGACAGGATCGGCTCGTAGATGAGCACACGATTGGCGACCTTGTCCCAGAACCCGCCGAGTGTGGCGACGTCGCCGCCGATGGAGATGCCCGTGCCGTTGCCGAAGGCAGCGTTGCCCGCGATGTTCGGGTTGATGATCTGGCAGTCGGGGGATTCGACCTTGACGACGGCTTTGCGTCCGGTCCGCCCGCTGACGTTGATGCGGGCGCCGCGCTCGAAGCGCAGCACCTTGCGGGGGTTGAGCGTGGCCGACGACGGGGAGCCGACCGACAGGGTGGCGTTGGTTGCGTCGGAGTAGTTGCCTGCGAGCAGCACGATTTCGCCGGACACGGCGTTGTCATCGGGCAGGGCGTCGAGTGCCTGCTGAATGGTTGCGAGGTCAGCAGTGCCGTCGCAGAGGTAGTCCGCCCGGGCGCGGAACGGCATGGGGGTGTCGACGGCCGCAACGGTCCGTGTGACCGTGCCGTAGGCGGCGAGCCACAGCGCCTGTTCGGTGGTGTCGAAGCTCTCGCGCGAGGTGCCCGCAGTCAGCCTGCGGATGACGTCGCCCGTCAACGGCGACACCACCTTCGCGCCGAGGGCGTACACAGTGGACGCCTTCCAGACCGGGGCATAAGTGGCGTCGGCGTCCGTTTTTGTGACGCGTTCGTCGATGCCGTCGAGCAGGTTGTCGAAGAATGCTTTTGTCGCGCGGGTGACGCCGCTGACGATGGTCGGTCGTGTGTACGGCATGACGCCGCCCTTCCCGTTGATGGTGCAGAGACGCGAAACGCGCGGCGAGGTGGCATCCTCGCCGCGCGTCTCACTCGATTACGAACCCGCTGCCGACGACCAGATCCTCACTGATCGGCGGCGGCGTCACACCGGGGGGTACGCCACAGCCCCCGCCGTGGCGGTGGGCGGCGCGACCTGCGTGGTGATCGGCAGGTAGTGATCCTCCGGCGTCAGCGGATCGTTCAGCGGCCCCGGTGCCGGCGTCGCAGCGTTGTCGAGCACGACGTCGTAGCCGCCGGCCTCCCACTGATTGCCGTCCTTGGTCTTGGCGTTGCCGAGGGTGAACTCGGCGGTCTCGTTGTTGAGCGTCAGCTCGTCGAGACGACCCGAACCGATGTACGGCCACAGGTGGTAGCCGTACCGCTTGCCGCCCACACCACACGCAGTGCCGGGCACGTCCGACCACACTTCGAGCGCGAACGCCGTCTCGATCTCTTCCGAGTACCGACCGAACTTGATGCCCACCGCGTTGCCGGCAGCGTCCTCGTAGATCGGGTTGCCGGTGATGATCTCCCACGCCTCCGGGTCGACACCACAGAACGCGATGCCGAGCGTGAAGTACTTGAACTCGTCCGGCATGGTCTCGATGAAACAGAACTTGTCGTTGCCGTTCTTCGGCGCGTTCTCCGTGCCGTCCTCGTATTCGGCCGACACGTCGATCGAAATCAGACCGTCGGTGACAAGGGTCGACTTCGGGCCGGTGACGGGTGCGCCGCACTCGTCGAGTCGGGTCAGACGCATGATCTTCGCCCGGACGGATGCCCAGTGCACGTTTGCCATTAGCTGCTGCCTCTCTTGGGGTGTGCTGTTCTAACCGCCCGGCCCCTAGCCAGCAGCAAATGATCTGCTGCGACGAGTGTATCCCGCCGCAGGTGCGTCGCGTGGTTACGCGTCGCGACCGTCGTACGCCTCGATCAGCGCCGTACGGTTCAGAGTGTCGACGTCGTCGCCGAGCACCGGCCGCAGGAATGCGCGCCAGTCGTCGGTGCGGTCGTTGCGGTCGGGTGCCTCGCCGAGCGACGCCCAGTCCGGGCCGGCCGGCTGCTCGTCGTCGCCGGTCTCGATGACCGGCTCGCCGGACACCAGCGGAGCATCGCCCGCCGGCGCGAAGTCGCCAGTCGGCAGCGGGTCGTCGCCCACGCCGTCAGCAGGCGTGCCGGTGTGATCCGTTGGCTGCTCCGGCGGTGGTGCGTCCGAGCCACCCTCGGCGCCGCCCCCGTCGTCGTCGACGTCGTGCTCGCCGGCGAACTTCGCGTACACGTCGTCCGGGACGTCGAACGCCGGGCGGCGCCCCGACGTCACCTTGCGCACCCGCCACTTGTCCGGCGCCGCAGCCCGCAGCAACGCGGCCGCCAACTCTGCGACGTCGTCGCCGTCCTTCACAATCACCGTGGGCATAGCCTCATCCTTCCAATCAGGGCAGGTCGACCAGCGCGGCGCCGGCCACCTCGTCGAACGTCACCAGATAGTCGCGAACCACGATGCCGCTCACGTTGTTCGTCGTCGGGTCGAACCACGACTGCGACTTGTCGGTCAGCGCATCGACCGACGTCCGGCGCACCAGCACATCACCAGTCGCCGCGATCCACACCGAACCCGCGGTCGGCGCGGTGCCGTCCGGGCCGGTGTTCGGGTAGTCGCCGAACACGACCGGCGTGCCGAGCTTCGTACGCAGCAGCGCCCCGTCTGCCTGCACGAGGTCGAGGCTGTCGGCGAGCGCGCCGAGGAACCGCGGCAGATGGATGACACCAGCCGACGCATAGTCGGTGTACAGCCAATGTTCGAGCCGGCCGACAGCCAGCGCCAGCGACGCCGCCGTCGACACAACGACCTCGGTGTCGGCGCCGGCCATGATCGCCGGATTCTCTTCGGACCACAGCCGCCGCTCGACGGCCTGCATCTCGCCGGCCTGCAGCGTGTCGACTGCGCGCTGACGGATCTCACCCTCACTGGTGCCCGTCATGTCGCACGTAGCGCCGGCATAGACCTCGAACGGGTCACCGACACCGGCGGGCATACCCTTCGGAATGTCGCGGCCCATGTCCTCGCCCTGCCCGAGGCATTCGATCGCGGTGTGCCCCACAGCGGTCGGGTCGATCGGCAGGAAATACTCGACGCCGCCGGCGTACACGTGGTCCTCGCCCTCGACGAGACTCGCCGCCGAGAACAGCCCGTATTTCGGTGGGGTCAGTCGCCGCTGCGTCTCGACGAACAGCCGCGCATTCGGTCCTAGCATGGTCGGCATCGGCCGGTCCTCTCCTGAAAATGCGAGTAGGGCACCCGCACGACTGCGGGTCGCACGAGTGCCCTAACTCGGTGTTCGATGTTCTGTTGTCAGCCGATCACGGTGCCGCGACCATGATCTTCCCGTTTCCGTCGAGGTCACGTGCCGCGCCGGTCGCACCCGACGCCGACAGCGGCAGCGTGAGCAGCGAACCGCGGTACGCGCGCCACAGAACGACTAGCTGCTCTTCCATGAACAGCCGCAGGAAGTCGTTCGTTTCGAGACCCGCAGAGTCGTAGATCGCCTCCATGTTGATGATGTCGCCGCGACCGCGAACGATCGTGCCCTCAGGCCACACCATCACCTTTACGCTGGTGGGCAGCTGGTTGGCGGTGGTCGCGCCACCGACACCGGCCGAGCCGAGCGACAGCGCATCCTGCCAGTCGTACGTCCAGTCGACCGACGCGCCGCGCTGGTTGAACCACTGCTCGATCTGCCCGTCGGACACGCTCAGCGCGTCGTCGACGCCGGTGCGGTTCGCGTAGTCGGCGCGGAACACGGTCTTGTACCACTGCGGGATCGCGACCTTGAACCGCAGCGACTCCGACGCGCGAAGCCGGGTGCGCTCGTTGGTGATGACCCACTCGATCGCGTTCAGCGACGCGCCGACGGTCGACGGCCCGAACGTGCTGGTGAAGTTCACCTGATTGTGTCCGACGCCAGCGAAGATCGCTTCCATGCGTTCGAGGGTGATCTCGTTGATGCGGTGCGAGTGCGCCGCGATCAGCTCGGCGATCTGCGCCTCGACTTCCTCGGGGTACGCGTGGTTCTGCAGGATGCCGGCCGACGCGCCGGTGTACACGGCGTCGGCTCGTTCCTCGACGAAATCGGGGCAATCGACCCGGTAGAACGCCTTGGTGTAGTCGGCGGGATCTTCCGACTCCGACATCGCTTCGGTCATCACCCGACCTGCCATGCCGCCGGCATAGATGGTGCCGAAGTCGATCTGCCGGCGGAACCGCAGACCACCGCGGTGCACCTGCACCTCCGGCAGGTTGATCAGACCGGCGTTGGCGTCGGTCAGGCTGCCGGGGATCTCGTACAGGGTTTCCGACGGTGCACACCAGCCACCCGACGCGGTGATCGAACCCTGCGGCAGCCGGGACTCGTCGACGGCGTTCCGCAGGATCGGCGCGAGGTCGCGGTCAGCGGACGCGACCAGCTCGTCGGGGAACTGGATTGCGAGCGACGCGATGTCAGCCTTCGCCATTGCCCGGACGCCCTTGGTGGGCAGACCGCGCACCGACGCGGCAGCGGCACGCGCGAGCGCGGGGATGCCGTCGAGCTGCTGCCCGGTGTTGTGGCCGCGCACACCCGACGATGCGGTGATGACGACACCGGTCGGTGCCTGCTCGGCAGGGTTGTCGGGCGACCGGACGTCGCCGGTGGTCTTGCGTGCGGCGACGGCGCCGACGCTGAAATGGGAACGCTTGCCCGATGCTGCGACCATTTCGGCCCCTTCGGTGTTGTCTGCCGACTGGTCGCTGCCGCCGTTGTCGGGATCCTGTTCGGTGGTGGTGGGGTCGCCGCCCTCGGTCTGCTCGCCCTCGGTGACGGTGGGGTCTCCGGTGGTCTCGTCGCCGGTGGTCTGCTCGCCGGGCTGCTCGCCGTTCTCACCGTTGTCGCCGGCCGGCTCGGCCTCGGCGGTCAGCTCGTTGACGCGGGCAGCCAGCTCGGCGCGCTGCTGCTGCTTCGCGGCGTCAGCCTCGGCGAACTTGGTCTGCATGCCGCGCGCCGCGGTCATGGTGTCGACGAGCAGTTCGAGACCGAACAGCTCGGCGTCGTCCTGCGGGTCGGTCGCGTCGAGGTCGCGGTACTTCTCGATCGACTCGTTCAGAATTGCGTCGACGTCGCCGCGGTCGGCGTCCTGCAGTAGCTCGCTGATCTTCGACTGCCGGTCCGATGCCGACAGGGTGTTGCCGTTGGCGTCGGTCGCCTGCGCTGCCTCGATCAGGGATTCGAGAGTTACCTTCATCGCTGGGGATCACCTTCCGTGATTAGAGTGCCGTATCCCGTTGGGTACTCCGGCCCCTAGCCAGCGATGCAAACCCACCTGACAAGTAGGGTAGCGCAGCCCGTACAGGTCAGCGCGTAACCTTGCGCCACACATCACCGGCCTCGACGTCGGTGTTCTCTTTCGCCTCGGCCTCGGTCAGGAACCGCTGAACGGTCTTGTCGTGTTTCGTCACCTCGAACACGACGATCTCCCGGCGCCCGCAGTTACAACCCATACCGTGTCCTCCGATACTCTTCCGACCGCTCGGCGGCCGCTGCGACCTCGTCGCGTGTCTGCTGCTGGATCAGTTCACGCCGCCGACGCGGCGACAGCGCATCCTCGATGATCTTCGCGATCCGAACCGGGATGAACACGGCACCGAACAGCAGCCAACCCATGTCACCGCACCCGCCCCGCCGCGGTGATCACCTGCCACACAGACAAACCCGACGCCGTCACCGGCGGCGCCTGCCCGCTGCGCGTCCACTGTTTGCCGTCAGTCTCGGTGCCGTCGGAGTAGACCGCGACACCGCGGTCTCCGTCGAACTCGACGAGGTCGCCACCCTCGGCGCCCTTCAACGGCGCCTGATCTTCGAGCAGCGTGACGCCGTCGTATCCCATGCCGGGCAGCACCGGCGAACGCGTCCACACCGTGCCGTCGGTCTGCGTGCCGTCGCTGTAGGTGGCGACGCCGTCACCGAACTCGACAAGCTCGCCGCCCTCCGCGCCGGTCATCGGCGCCTCGTCCTCGGCCATAGGGTGATCGGTGCCCGCGCCGACGTCCATGCGTGGTTGCACGTCCGACGTCACGCGCACGTCGACATCGGACGGCGTCGACGTCTCCGGTTCGCCGGCATGGTTCTCGACAGGTTCGGCGTCGGTCTCGTCGTAGGTGCGGGCATCCTCGGCACGTGGCCGCGACGGCGTCGGTGCCTCGACGATCTGCGCCGGCGCCGCTTCCGGTGCGGCGCGTTTCGGCTCCGGTGCCGGCGGTGCGGCTGGTGCAGGCTCGGCCGCAGGTGGTGCATCCTTCGGTTCGGGACGCTTCCCGAACAGCGCCTCGGCGACCGACTTTCCGAGGTTCGCGGCGTCGGCCTGCGCCCGGTCAACCGCGCCGTTCGCGTTGTCGACGGCGTCGTCGATGCCCTTGCCGATGACGTCGCCGATGGACACACCGAACTTGTCCGCGCCGGCCTGCGTCTTGACCTTGCGGCGGTCACCGGCCGCGGCGACAGCGTCCCACGCTTCGGGGTCGCCGAACGCCGGCACATCGTCGCGTACCTCGCCGAGTAGCGGCTCATCGGCGGCCGGGGTGCCGAGCGGAATGTCGACGTTCTCGCCGGCGAACGACACCCGCACCCGATCGAACTGCACCGACCCGCCAACGGGCAGCCGGTCGGCGGCCATGTTGTAGCCGGCGGTGATGTGCGGGACGAACGCCCCGTACTCCGACGGCGGCACCCGGTCGCCGAGCGCGGCCCGCAGGTCGTCGTGCAGCCGGCCGACGTCGACGCCGTTGACCAGCCACACCGCGCACTGCTCCTTCGTGTCGTCGGACGCGTTGAACTCGGCGCGCGCGAACAGCTCACCGATGATCGGCTGCCGAGTCTCGGCGAGCCGGGTCACGGTCGACAGGATCGAGTTGCGGCCCACCTCGTCGAGGGTGCCGCCGTCGGGCAGATAGATCACCGTCAGGTGCGGATCCGTTTCACTGATGCCCTCGAACAGCATCACGCCGAGGTCAGACTCGGCGGGCATGAGCGCGATCATGCCGTCGGTGCGCGGCTCGGCCTCGGCGACCTCCGGTACCGGTTCGGCCACGACTTCCGGGTCGGCGCCGGGCACCGGCAGCGCCGCGAGCAGCGCCTGCACCTGCGGGTCGTCGAGCCACGCCTGCGCCCGCTCGGCCGGCAGCGGCGCCGCCGACGCCGCGATCGCGCCGCCACCCTTCGACTTGCCACCCGGCCACTGCTTGAACACGTCGTGATACAGGTTCGCGGCGAGTCCCTTGATGTGCTCCGGCGACATGTCGGCGATCTCGGATTCGAGCGCCGACACCAGCGACCGGTACGGCGTCGCCGTCGACGCCCACCGCGCCAACCCCGGACCCTTCGTCCAGTACCGGTGCAGCTCCGGCGGCATCCGCCCCGACATGTCGACACCAGCCGCGAGGATCGACAGATACCGGTCGGTGGCCTGCTGCCGGCGAATCTGATGCGCCGACGCCGTCAACTCGCGCCGCTTCTGCACCCGCGCCGACGCCACGATCTCGTCGAGCACCGGCAGCGCCCGCTGCCGCAGCCGCTCACGCGCGATCGCCCGGTTCACGCGTGCCTGCGCGTCGATACCGGCGGCGGTCACCATCGCCTGCACTTCCTCGAATGTGATCGGCCCATTACGCACCATGCCGGCGGCGACGAGCATCGTGTCATCACCGGACGCGACGAGCGATTCGGTCCGTGGGATCGGGAAACCGGGCACGTTGACCGCGAGCGCCGCGACCAGTTCGTACTGCCCGTTCACCTTGCGCCAGTCACCCGACAACGACGACCGGCGTAGCGTCTGCCGCTGCAGGTCGTCGGTCGTCGGGTGCGTGCGGCCGGCGAACCAAATTCCGTGCGCGTCCTCGCCGACCCGAACCGCGGCGACCTGCGCGCCGGTGTTGTCGTAGTGCTCGGCGGCCGCGTTGATGTTCCCGGCGCCGGCATGCCCGGTGCCGAGAGTCAGGTGCCCGACCGGCAGATCGCCGTCGGTCGTCGGGACGACGCCCTGGTGAAAGTACCGGTAGTCGGTGCCGCGCGGCGGTTTCACACCCGGACGGCCGATGTGCTCGGACTTCCACCCGGCGAGGTGCCCGAACACGCGACCATCCTTCGTCACCTGGATCGGGGTCAGCCGGTCGAGTTTCGGGTCAGCGAAGTCGTCGCGGTCGTAAACGATGTTCGCCGCGTTCAATGCGGCGCCGATGTGCTTGGACACGTGCCCGATCCTCTGCTCGTCGTGTGGTGGCCTCACCTGAGTATGACCGACCGGGCACGACGTCTCGGCCTACTGTGCGCGGCGGCGTTCCGATTCGCGGCGTTGCAGCTCGGCGAACGCGCGTCGCTTCGCCCAATCACGCCCGGCCGCCCACACCGACGCGAGCACGCGCACGCCGGCGTACGGGTTGGCTGCACCCGGCCGCGCCTGCATCCCTTCCCGGTACGCCTGCTGTGTCGCCTCGTGCGTCGGCAGCGGCTGCTCTGCGGTGCGGTCGTGTGCGCTCATGCCAGATAGTCTCCACCGAGACGCCGACCCGGCCACGTCGCATACAGGTCGAGCACCGCCTGCGCGTCGAACGCCCACCGACCATCCTCGATCATCGCACCGAGGTCAGCCTTCGTAATCCGGCCGTTCTGGTCGAACCACAGCGCAGCCTCATCCGACATGTGCTTGCGCGCGGTGTTGTCGTTGACCTTCCACAGCATGTCGGCGGCGAACTGCCCGAGATCCCGCGACCGCGGTTTCAACGTCTGCCCGTTCGTCGCGTCCTCGCACATGAGTAGCCAGTCAAACGACAGATTGTTGTGCAGCTCGTCGAGCATCGACGCGTAGCTCGTCGACACCAGACCCTGCCGTTTGCCCTCGGCGACGAATTCGCGGCGCCGCACCTGGTCGGGGTCGAGTCCCTGAATCTCGGCGAGCGCCTGCTCATATGAGATGCCGCGTTCCTCGGCGAGCTGGTCGGCCTGCTCCATGAGCGCCCGCCGGCGCCGGTCCTCGCTGGTCTCTTCGCGCGGCGCGTGCAGCGGGTCGAACTCGGCGACCGCGGCGGCTTCACCCCACAGCTCGACGTACTCGGCGCGTTCGGCCGCGATCGGGTCGACGTCGGGGACGGTCGCCGCCTTCGCGATCAGGTCAGCGCGTGCCGATTCGAGCGTCGCGACGTACTCGATCAGCTCCTGCAGGTCGTAGTCCGTGCTGCCATCGACGATGGTCTCGTGCAGCGCGCCGCGGACCCACTCCCACTCGTCGTTGAGCGCGACCCAATCCTCGTCACCCTCGTCGAAGTCGAGCGGTTCGGGGATCAGGGGCGGGTCGGCCGGCACAGCGTCGTCGGGTAGCCGCGCCTCGTCCGGCTCGGCCGCCCACTCGTCGAACGTCAGGTCGGGGTCGTAGTCCGGGTCCGGTTCGGGCACCTCGACGTCGTCGTCGCCGGCGATGAACTGGTCGAGCCACGCGTCGTCGTCGTCGACCTCGATGACGTCGTCGGCGTACTCCGGTTGCCCGAACTGCACCTCGAACGCCTCGGCTTCGCGGCGGCGTGACAGTTCGGCGTCGACCTCGTCACGCAGCGTCGGGTCGCCGTCACGTTCGTCGGTGCGGATCAGGTAGTCGGCGAGTCGCTGATCGGACGCTGTTTCGAGGTCCGGTACCGGTATCGGGGTGCGTTCGTCGGTCAGCTCGACGTCGAGCGGCTGCGCCGGCAGCTGCTGCCCGTAGTCCTCGCCGCGCTGCCCGACCTGCGGTGTTGCCCGCTTCTCGCGTTCGGCGACCTGCAGGATCGCGGCGTCGGCGGCGTCGGGGTCGTCAGGCCCGATCCGCACCGCGCCCGGCTCCACCGGCCCTTTGCCGCCCTGGTCGTCGAACTCGTCCTGCAGCTCGTCGTCGTCGTAGATCAGCATCGTGCACCGGCAGTTGATGACCTCGTGAGGTGCGACCGAGATCGAGTCGGCGGGGTGTTCGAGCAGGAACCCGCCCACACGGAACGGTTCGTCGAGCGGGCACGTCTGCCCGTCCGCGACCCGGTGCGATGCGCGGGTGCGCTGGTCCTCGGTCGACAGCCACCGTTTCCACATGCGCAAACCGGTCTGCTGCTCGACGACACGCGCCGCGGCGAGCTGCCCCGCCGACACCGCGCCGTGCGACTCCGTCCGGGCGATCCGGCGCGCCTTCCACTGCCACTCGTTCAGCGATTCGTCGTGCTGCTCCCACAGGTCACGCCGCCACTGCGTGAGCGCCGGCCGGTCCGCGGGGTCGAGGTCGGGGTCGGCGAGCTGCGCCTCGACGTCGTTGATCTGCGCGCGCAGCTTCCGCGACTTCGCGTCGATGTTCAGCACCCGGCCGACGCGCTCGGTCATCTCGTCGATGGTCACCGCATCGGACAGCGATTCGAGCAGTTCCGGGCGGATGTCCTCGAACGCGCCGGCCGGCCAGATACGCAGCCGGTCAGACACCTCGGCGAGGTATTGCTGTTGGTGGGCGAACGCGCCCTGCGGGTCGGCGCGCCGCACCTGTTGGAACGCGTCGCCGAACGCGACGGACACGGTCGGCAGCACCTGATTTTCGAGTTGGTTCTGCCACACGCCCCACGTGCGCTGAACTGCGGCGTCGACGGCGTACTCGGCGTCAGCGACGATGCGACGCGGCACCAGCTCGTCGACGAGCGCGAACCGGACGGCGGTCAGCCACACGTCGATCGCGGCGAGCACTGCGGCGTCGATACCGCGTTCGGCGCGGCGCAGCAGCTGCTGATGTTCAGCGCGGCGACGCGCTACCGCTCGCGCCACAGCTCGAACTGCGCGACGGTCAGGTCGCCCACGTGGGCGAGTACGTCGGTCCGCGCGTCGCTGTTGGCGCCGTCGTCAGCGACGACCGACAGTTCCGGGTCGCCGTCCTCGTTGAGGAACACGACGACCTCGGTTCGACGCACGATGAGCGCGTCGGTCGGCATGTCGTGCTCGGCGGGATTCACACCGCACCCGATTCGATCAGACGCCGACGCAACGCCTTGCGGTCGGGAATGCGTTGCTCGACGACGAGGTGCTGCACATACCGCTCACACACGTCGGCGTACGGGTCGGTGTTGCCGTGCAGCACCGCCGGCAACGTGTCCCACGCACCGCGCAGCAGCACCGGCCAGTCGTCGCCAGCGGACAGCAGGTCGACGCGCGTGTGCACGAGGTGCTGCGGCACGCCGTACCGCGGTCCCGAGTTGCGGCCCGACGCCTTCGACCGCATCGAGGCGAACTGCAGCGCCCGCACGACGGCGAACATGCACACCGCCTCGATCGCGTCGAGGCTGTCGCGCTGCTGCTGTCCGGTCGTCATGATCCCTCCGGGGTGATCTGCGCGGCTGGTGGCGGGTCATCGAGCGTGTCGGGTGGCGAGTTGTCCGGTGCCGGCGCGGCCACCGCCGGCGGCGCGGGCGGCCCCTTCACCTCGACCGGCGCCGCCGGTGCCGCCGGCAGCTTCACGCCCATACCTTCGAGGATCGGACCCATGACCGCTGGATTCATACCCATAAGCGCAATAGCGTTCTCCCGCAGCCACCGCGCCGTAATCTCGCCCTGCGACGGCATGTCCTTCTTGTCGAACCCGGACTCGGCGAGCGCGACCTCGTCGGACAGAATGCCGCGCTCGTGCAGCAGCTGCGCATCCTTCGACCGGTCGGGCCGCAGTTTCAGCTCGTCGTCGTTGAACCATGCGACGAACTCGTGCGAGTTGCTGACGTTCTTCGCCGCGAGCAGCGGCTGCACCAGCTCATTCGACAGGGTGTGACACATCGACGTCACGACCGGCGCGACACCGAACTTCTGCTCACCCTCGTCGACAGCCCACATCGACCAGTGATTCGCCGACCCGCCACCGTTGAGCACCATAGGGTCGGAGTCCATGCCGAGCGCGATACGTTGGATCGCCTCGGCGCGACGCTCGTGCATGTGCGCGTCGAGAGCTTCGCCGAACGTCATGAGGTGCGCCACCTCGGACAGCGGCCGGTTCTCCTTGAACGGCACGCGCGCCACGATCGGCGCCAACGACTCCGACGACCCGCGGTCCTCGACGGCGGTCAGCATGTACGAATGCAACTCGTCAGCGAACCCGAGTTTCTTGCCCTCGTTGTCGTATATCTCGACGTCGTCGGACACGAACAGCAGACCGCCACCGGATGCGAGGCGTGAGTCGATCTGCGCGCCGACGTACTTCGTCATCTGCACCAGCTCGCGCAGCACCGGGATCAGTGACCGCACCGGCGCGTCGGCGAGCGCCATCAGTTCGGGGTCGGGGATCCACGATCGCGCCAGAATCTCGGCGTCGTCGTCGACCTTGCGTGGCGTCACGCCGTCGGTGATCTGATACTGCCCGGCCTGCGAACCGATCAGCTCACGCGACGAGTGCACCGACCACAGCAGCTCACCCGGCCGTTCAGGGTTGTCCCGCGCGTTCAGAATCGACTCGCCGCTGTACTCGATGTGCTGCGCGTACCGGCGAATCTTCTGCTCGACGTCGGGCTGATTGCCGAACAGCACGTCGGACAGTTCCGCGGCGACACCCTCTGTGACGCGCATCGGTTCGCCCCGGTGACCGGGCGGCATGTGTCCGATGTACAGCCGGCACTGCCCGGCGGCGCGCGCCTTACGGTCGGCGAGGAACCGCAGCTCAGGCGATTCGCGGCGCAGCTCCCACACCTCGTTTTGCCAGCGTTCGGCCTGCCGACGCCGCTTCCGTCGCTGCGGCCGGCCAGACGCCATTTGCTGCGAACCGTGCAACGGTTCGACAGCGGCGGTCACCGACCGCTCTCGCCGCGCCGACGGCCGGTCCCGGTTCACCTCGTAGGTGGTGATGGTCTGCGCGGTCGGCGCCGCTGCACGCGCGGCCGCGATGATGCTCTGCGGTGTCGGTGTGTGCCGGCGCGCGATCGCGAGTGCTCGGCTATCGGACCTCGGCATGTGCGTCCCTCACTCAGTCGTCGATCGGGTCGAGCCACCGTGACCCGACACCAGCGACGAGCGATGCGGCGCCCGTTGCAACCATGATGAACCACCACGCCGTGTCGGCCCACCAGTAGGACGCGACGAACACGGCGGCCGCGACCCACACCGACACGCACCATGCGCACGTGATCAGGTACGCAAACCACTGCTCCGGCCCGTACCGCAGCACGATCCAGTTGCGCGGCCGGTCGAGGATCGCGTCAGCGATGATCAGGCGAGTGACGCGCCAGACGAACAGGATCGTGAGTAGCAGCGTGAGCGGGTCCATGTGCGGCATGACTGACAGGGTATCCCGCAGACAGCACGCCGCCCCGGATCCCGCGAGGGGATGCCGGGGCGGCGAGGTGTATCAGGTTGTATCAGGTCAGGGTGTGAGGTCGACGGACTTCGCGCCGTGCTCGGCCTGCTCCTGCGTGAACTGCTCGTAGACGAGCTGGTCGACCAGCTCCTGATACGAGAACCCGCCGACGAACTCGATGTAGTCGGCTGCCGACTTCTCGGCCTGCTCGAACCAATCCACAGTCACGTTGTCAACAGCCCACTCGGCGTCGGCGCGCGAGAAATCCTCGTACACCAACTGGTCGATCAGCTCGGCGCGCGAGAACCCACCGACGTAGGCGAGGTACTGCTCGGCCGATTCGAGTGCCTGCGTCTGCGACACGGTCACCGACGGCGTGTCCACGGTCTCGACGGTCGGCGCCTCGGTCGTGGTGGTCGTCTCGATGGTCGCCGGTTCGTCCAGCTCGACGGTCGTGTGGGCGGGTGCGGTCGTCGACGGCAGCACCGCGGCGGTCTGCACGTCGTTGCCGCGCACGGTGGCCTCACCGTCGTCGGTGACAGCGCCGATGATGCCGAGCGTGACGACGAACGCGCCGACGCCGGCGAGCACCTTGTATCGAGTCTTCATGGTCTGGTCTCGTTTCTGTGATGTGCGGTCAGTCGAACGGGTCTGGTCGACTCGGCGCCGGCAGCCACCGGTGCGCGGGGTGGCTGCCGGACCGGGACGGTCAGCGTGCGATCGCGATCGGGTCGCCGACGAACTGCCAGCCGCGCACCGACTCGTCCCACACGGCGCGGGTGCCGTCGTCGAACGCGACCTCGGCGGGGTCGAACGTGAGGTCGGTGTGCGCGAGGTTGTGCAGGATGCGGTCGTAGTCGTGCCGGACGTCGCCGCGCTGACGGGCACGCTCGGCGTAGTGCTTGACCGTCGCCGCGTACACGGCGGGGTCGAGGTCGTGGTTGCGGGCGGTGTCGAGGATCCCGGCGCGCATCCACACGCCCGGCCCGGTCATGAACACGCTGCGCATGATGCGGTCGAAGTGCTCGTCGACGACGTGCTCGGCGGCGATCTCGGCGTATGCGGCGTCGAGTGTCGGGTCGAGGTCGGAATCGGTGAAGCTCATGGGGTCTGGTCCCTTCGGCTGGTTGGTGCGGGCCGGCCGGGTGGCCGGCCCGCAGGGTGGTCAGTAGTTGCGGTGCGGTTCGACTAGTTCCCACACCATGTCGATCTCATCGGCGGTCAGTCGGTGGTGTTTGCCGAGCGGGCCGATGCTGTTGTGGACGTCGACGAGTGCGGCGTCGAGGTCGAATTCGGTGGGGTCGACGTTGAGCTGGTGGGCGAGTGCTGTGCTGGTCATGTCGTTGACTGTAGCCTCGTCACGAGGCTATTGCAAGACCTTGCGGGAATCGAACACACCCGACCCGATCGCCCACCCAACCCGGTCGCCTTCCACATGCCACCCAAACCGCGACCACACGCCCTCGTCACGCAACGTCACCCGCGTACCCGCACGGCCCTGCGTCATCGCGAACAGCCCGTCGCGCGTCGACATATGGCGGGTGCCGTCCGGTAGCTCCGCCATCGTGAACGGACTGTCAGTGTCGTCGACGTCGTGGTCGAACTCGTGCACGAACTGCCCGCCAACCCTGATCCGGTAGGTGTCTCCGACCTTCACCTCGAATCCCTCTATCACGACAGGGTCGAAAAACCTGTCGACGATGCGGCTCTCGTCCTGCGGCCGCGCGCGCGTCTTGATCGTCCGCACGGTCGCCGTCACTTCGACGTCGACCATCTCCGGGCTGCCGTACGTCACCATCGTTGTGCTCATTCTTTCAACCATTCCTCGTACTGTTTCTGCGCGCGCTCGGCGAGCGCGGCCCGTTCTGCCTCGATCTCACGCCGGTAGTTGCGGCGCGACACGCTCAGCGCCACAACGAATACGCCGGCGAGCACGATCAGCGTCGACACGATGACCACCGGCCAGTCGATACCGCCGACCCAGCGGCCGACCTGCCCGGTCGCGATCAGGATGATCGGCACACCCGTCGCGTACGGGTGGTCGCGGATCACGCCGAACACGCGCTGCAGGAACGCAACGTACGCCCGGAACGCACGCAGGAACGGGTCGACGTGTTCCTCGACGCTGCCGCTGCCCCAATCGTCGAACGGCGCGCCGTCGGCCGTGGCGAGTTGCCGCTCACAGTCCCAATCGCCGGCCGGGTGCGCGACCACTTTCACGAGCAGCCCGCGGTGATCACGCACCAGCCCGCACACGTCGCGGCCCTCGTTCTTCGCCTGCTCGACGAGCTTGCCGGCGAACTGGTCGAGCGTCACCCACTCCGGCAGCAGCGGCGGCGCGACGATGCCCGGCATCGCGAAGTACTCGACGAGGTCGGCTATCGGCCACCGGATGACAGGGTCGCGGCGTGCGCGTCGGGCAGCCGCGTTCGGGTCGAACAGGACACCGGCGCCCATCAGGTGCGCGTCGAACCGTGCGACGGTGTCGGCGTCCATCACCGCAGCCGCGGCCACCTCGGCCACCTCGGCGCGCGCAGCCTCACGTCGGCGTTGTGCGTGCTGCTCGGCGTCGCGCAACACATCGGTGACCCGGTCACGCGTCGCGTCGCTGACGTCAGGTGCGAGCCACACGTCGATCGTGTCGGGATCCTCGCTGCGCAGCGTGTCCCAGAACCGGGACGATGCGGCGATCAGGTCGCCGCGGTCACCGAACCGGGCGACCTCGCGGCGGCCGACGTGCACGACCGCGGTGATGCGCGGTGGTGTGTCACGCAGCGCCCGCACGACGCGTTCGTGGGCGACGCCGCCACCGCCGGCGGGCGGGATCCGCGACGGCCGCGCGCCGCCGGGGAGTGGCTTCGGTCGGTATCCACTCATGCTGTCCTCGCTATCTCGATCAGTCGCAGGATCGCGGCGTACGCCTGCGGTGGACACACCCCGTTGCCGATCGCTTTCAGCTGCTGGTTGCGCGCCGTAGCGGGCATAAATCCGGCTCGGATCTTCTCGACGACTTCACGGCTGTCGTTCCATATCGCAGGGTCAGTCACCCAGCCCGCGGGCAGCATCATCATCCATTCGGCGAATGCGGCGTTGAGGCGTGGTTTGTTGTTGCGGTTCGGTTCGGTCGGCGACGGCGCGGGACGGCCGACAGCGCGTTCGGCGCGGGCGATCGCGGGCGCATACTTGCCCCACGTGGCGGCGCGTTCGGCGCGGGCGGCGGCGGTGATCAGGTCGTCGCCGCCGGAACCGTCACGGTCGGCGCGTGCGTAGTCTGGTCCGCTGTTCGCGAGTTTCGCCTCGGGCGTCGGCAGCAGCTGCACGACTGCGCCAGGTAGCGGCATCGCGTGACCCTCCGATCCCATGCGCCCGCCACCGTTGCCGTCGGCGGCTGCGGGTGTCGGCAGTAACGCCGACGGCAGGTCGTGCCCGTCGCCGGCGCGGGACGCCGTCGCGCCCTTGTGGTCGCGACTGCGCGGCGTCGGCAGCAGACCGCCAGTCGATGCGGCGACAGCGACGCCCGGCAGCAGCATCTCGTCGCCGCGCGCCCCACCGCGCCGCTCATTCGTGCCCGTCGCGTTCCCAACGGTCGGGGTCGGCAGCAGGTCTACGCCTCGTTCAGGTGACACACCGCCGACGGCAGCATCAGGTCGCCCGACGAGCCGCGCTGATTCGGGCCGCCCTTCGTGCCGTCCGTCGCGCGCGGTGTCGGCAGGGTGGGCGAGGATGAACACTCGCTGTCGCTGGTGGCAGGCACCGACTTCGGCAGCGGCAACAGTGCACCATTGCGCGTCATACCCGAGGTCGGCAAGGTCTCCGAGTACGGCTCCGAGTGCGCGGAGAACAGGGAAAGCGTCTCGGTCTCCCACAGCATCCGGCTCGGATTCCATCGGGCGATCGGTTCTGGCATTCAGATCGCCTCCGCAATCGGGGCACGTGTCCCCTTCGCGTTCAACGCGTGTAGCCGCGTCTTGATCGTCGCGCACGTCTCGCGCGCCTCGTCCGTCCATGATCCGCTGCCGTTCGGGCGGCGCGGCAGACTCGCCCGAACGTGCTCCACTTCGAGTACCAGTCGCGCTTGCTCCTGTTTCATCCGCAGGAACGGGTGCACCTCGTTCAGCATCGCGACCGCATCGGACCCCGTCAGCACCCACACCCACGCCGCCGACCACCTCGCCGTCGCCGGGCGTGACCGCGTCAGCGATCCGCCCCACTCGTCGTGTAGCTGCGTCAGCAGCGGTAGCGCCGGTTCGGTCATCCCCACCGTCACCCGCGCCCGATAGGTGTTCTTCGACGTGCACAGATGCACGCACCCCTCGCCGTCGATTAGGCCCGCCACATAGGCAAGGTCGGTCGGTGATCGCACTCGTTTCTCCATTCGGTCGGTGTGCCGTCGCGGACAGCAGCCCACGGACGTTTTCGATGACGACCCATCGGGGTCGTAGTGTGTCGATCGCGGCGGCCATGTGTGACCACAGTCCGCTGCGGGTGCCGTCGGCCATGCCGGCCCGTCTGCCTGCCGCTGACACGTCTTGGCAGGGGAACCCGCCCGTCAGCACGTCGACCGGTTCAACGGTCGTCCAGTCGATCGTGGTGACGTCGCCGAGGTTGGGGACGTGCGGCCAATGGTGGGCGAGGATGCGTGACGGCGCGTCGTCGAACTCGACGAACCACGCCGGTTCGGCACCGAACGCGGCCTCGACGGCGAGGTCGAGACCGCCGTAGCCGCTGAACAGCGAACCGACTTTCACAGCACGCGACCAGTGATCGCGTTGCCGATGCGGGTGATGACATCGCTGTCGAGGATGACGTAGAACGACGCCCCGTCGGGGTTGACGATGCGGATCTCGCCGAGTGTGTTGTCGAGGTCGCTGATCACGATCTGCGCGCCCGTCTCGGTGTCGACTTCGCGGACGTAGTGCGCGGCGACCTCGTGCGGCTCGAATGTGTCGGCGTATGCCTGGTCGGCGAGCGCGCGGGCTCCGCTGTTGCGTGCGGTCATGGCTGGTGATCCTCTCGGTGTGCGGTACCGGTCATGCCGCAACTGTAGCCTCATGACGAGGCTACAGTCAAGCGACCTCAGGACGCGCGTCGCCGCACACCAGCGAACTGCCCCGACCCACGCGCACCCTGCTGCCGGCCGCCCGTCGGACGCGATACCTCGGTCTGCGCATTGACCGGCGGCAGCACCTCGGTCAGCGCGTACACGTTCGCGTCGAGCGCACCCGGCGACCACGTCGAACCGGGCTGCCACAGCCGCCACTCGTTCGTCAGGTTCGTCAGGTCGGCGAGCTGCGCGAAGTACACGCGATGCGTGAGCACGGCCTGCGCGATCGGTTCGGCGCGCAGCACCTTCGACACACGCGCCGACACGCCCTTCACGTACGGGCAGTTCTCCGACGCCGGTATCTTCCCCTCACGTTGCAGGTCGGCCCACGCCTGCGAGATCAGCACAGCGACCATGCCGCCGCCGTAGTTCTTCTCGTAGACGATCGTGCCGGCGCGGTGCTGATACGCGACCTCGCACACCTTGCGCGCCCACTCGATCGGGCCAAGTACCGCTGTGTGGTCGGCGAGCACCCACGCGTTGCCGTCGCCGTCGATGCCGGCGACGGATATGCCGACAGTGTCGTGTTTCTCGCCCTCGCCGCCGGACGGGTCGACACCGACCACGACTTGCCGCAGCGCGTCACGCTCGGGTGCCGGTTTCGTGTGGTTGCGTATCGCGGTCTCGGTGAGCAGCGCGGTCGTCGCGTCCGACGGCACGCCCTGCGACATCGCCGCCCAGTCGCGAGCGGTCGACATCGCCCGTTTCTGCGCCCACCACGCGAGCAGCCCGTCGACGTCGTCCGGGTCGAGCAGCGGGTGCGTGAGCGGTTCGCCCGGCGCCCTGCCGAGCGGGTCGGCATAGATACCGCGTACCCGGTCCTCGGGCATCGCGATCGCCGGCAGGTGCACAACGATCCACTTGCCGCCGTCCTCGACGCGGCCGTCGCGGGCGAGTAGCCGGCCGGCGAGGTCGTCCTCGTGCCAGCGCGTCATGACCAGCACCTCACGGTAGGTCGGTGACTTACGCTGCGACCACACCGAGCTGTACCAGTCCCACACGAAATCGCGTTGATTCAGCGACTCCGCTTGCGCGCGTGAGATGAACGGGTCGTCGATGATGCCGAGATCCATCGGCTGCCCGGTGAAGTTGCCTCGCAGACCACGCGACCGCAGGCTGCCGCCGGCGCGGATCGCCCAGTCAGCTTTCGACCCTTCGTCGGCGACGAGGTTCAGGCCGTACGCCGGCCCGAACTCCTGCACCAGCGCGCGGACCGCGGACCCGTTGCGGCGGGCCAATCGTTCCTCAGCTGAGGCGTTGAGGATGCGGTCGCGTGGCCGCTTCGTCATCCACCAGAACGGGAAAAACACAGACACGCGCGTCGACTTGCCGACCTGTGACGGCGTCCAGATCATGAGCTGCGCCTGCGGTGTCGCCAGTAGGTGCGTGAGCGCGTCGTCGATCTTTTCGAGGTGCGGCCGCTGAACCTGATTGTTGGGGTCGAGCAGCGTGGCGAGCTGTCCGGGTGACGATGCGTCGCCGAGCGGTATGTCGAGCTTCGCGCACAGCTCGGCGAGCTGCCGCGCCTGCAGCAGCTTCTGCAGCCGCTCGGAATGCACCGGCACCGGTTACGGCCCTTCGACCTGTGCGGCGATCGCGGTCAGCGCCGGTAGGTCACTGACGTCGATGCCACGTTCTTCGGCGTGCCCGGTCAGCAGCGCGGTCAGACGGGCGATCTCGACGTCGACGGCGTCGACGGTGGTGACGACGTGCTCGTGACGCTGCGGCTGGTCGAGTCCCAGCAGACGGTTCAAGCGGTCGATCGCGTCGAGCGCGACCCGCGCCGACCGGGCCGCGGCGAGCGGATTCGATTCGTCGGTGCCGATCTTCATGTGCGTCTGCAGCAGCCGCTCGATGCGGGCGAGTTGCATTTCGAGTGCCTGGTCGGCGAGGTCGGCGCGTTCCTGCGCACGCTGTTTCAACTCGCGCTGTATCTGCCGGTAGACCGTCGCGTGACTCGACAGTTTCATCTCGTCGGCGATCTGCTGATACGTGTGGCCGCGCAGCCACATGTCCAGCATTTTCTGACGACGCAGGTCGTTGGCTGCGTCTACGCGTTTCGACGTTCCGGGCGGCAT